TATCTATTACTATCTATTACTATCTATTACTATCTATTACTATCTATTACTATCTATTACTATCTATTACTCAGTAACAGATAACGTTTGACATATCAATTTTGTTCCATTTTTAGTAAAATAAAAATAATTATAACATTATTTATGATTATTTAACGAAATTGAGTCATAGATATTTTCTTCAGATTTGCCCACATTTGAATAATATTCTACATTTATGATTTCATTGTTAGATACTTCTATCTCTAGTATATCATCTTTATTGATTTTCTGATATACTAGAGAAGTGTTATAGTCTTTTATACATATAAAACCGTGTTGTTCTAACCAATTTGTTAACATAATTTAACTATTTTTAATATATTTTATAATTTAAAAGTGTTAATAAATCATAAAATTTGTTAATATTATCGAAATATAATGTATAACAAATCTTAAAATATGTTAAATTTTCAAAATAATTATTTAAAGATATTGCAGATATCTTAATACATTTATCACCATTTATTTTAGTATGTTCACCCATAACAAAACTTAATACTTCAAATTCACTATATTCATAGTACCATAGTTTACTAGATTCATTATAAGTAAATCCTTTCTCTAATAGTTCTTTTTTAATTGCTTCTATCATGTTCGTGTTTATTTATGTGTTTGTAAACTAATTTTGCCCATTCTTTAACTGCTTTTCATGTGAGTCTGCACAAACCATATAGTTTCTAAATTGTATACAATGTTTACGAAAATATTCAACATTACATAACATTTTTAGTGCTTCCTCAAAATCCTTTGCTGTGAAGTCTCTCCAAACTACTGTATTATCAAATTTTACTTGATTGTTTTTCATAAGTGTCTAATATAATATTCATTACTTAAACGCATATGTGGGGATATAGTTCAAAAAATATTTTATAAAAAATTTTGAATAGTATGATGATGAGAGCGTGAAGCAGTACTAAATCAAGTCCCCTCTCCTAACAAGTAGGGGAAATACCCCCTAATGAGAGTTATAAAGTTACTGTATTTTAACAACCTCGCGATGATATAAGGTTAATCGTATAAAGAAATGGCTTCTATCAAAGAATTATCAGCAGCTAAGTATCAGCTTGTTGCAGCTGAAATCAAAGAGTCTAAGGACGGCAAGACTAAATATGTTGTCGCAGACTTTGTACGTGCAGGCTTGGATAAGCTTATGGCTGCACAAGAGAACGGCATCAGACTGCAAATATTGCCTAAATACGGCATTGCAGAAGATGCAGCTAACGCTTATCTACAAATGTGGGTAGATGAGACAAAGAAAGGCACTTATGAAACGTACATTGGCACGTACGTTGTAGGTGATTATGAACCATTCTTGCGTAAAGATGCTGAGGGTAAATGGCTTACCCGCAAGAAGGACGGCAAAGACGTCAAAATCCAGTTCACAGATGTAACAATCTACTGGTTTAGTGACGAAGATGGTGTACCTATTAAAGGTAACAACTACATCATACGTCGTGCTGATAACTTGTTCCAGAATAGTACACGCATTGTGACTGTTGAGGAGTATAAGAAACAGCAGGCAGCCGCTAAAGCAGCTAAAGAGGCAGCACAGCAGGCTAAAGACGCACTTGTTAGTGATGCCGAAGGTGGGGATGACGACTTGTTATAATAAAGGAAGTAAAGGGAAGTGTGTAATAAACGCACTATCTCCCTCACGCCCGTTAAGAATTTATATAATATATAGCGTAATTTAAATTCAGTCATAATATGTCCAACAATAAAAACGATAATACAGGATGCTATTTACAGATAATTATTGTACTAATATTTATAATATTGTACATATTATCACAATGGCATTTTGGTGAGTTGTTAGATAATTTCTAATAAATAGCGATCGTGCAAATTCGCTACCAATAGTGCATGAAGTAATGCACGACAATTATTAACTCTAAATTAATAAACAAATGAAGAAAATGATTGGATGCTTCATGTACGTCGTGCTCACAGTTTACATACTAATAACAATAGGTATATTATATAGTATGGCGACTGGTCCACGCTCTGAATACTTTCCAATGGCTTTATTTAATTGTTTAGCTTTTAATGCTATTTGCTACATTATAGCAAAATGGTTGTTTAATCGCTAAGCATTTATTTGTAATCAGGCTCGACAGTGTACATAGCGTACCGGAGCGACGAGTATTGGGAGCGATACTCTAAATTATTAAAAAAGATATGGGGTATGCTACATAAGTAGTACTATATCAAATTAAAGTCATAGCTTACTATAGATAATATGTTGTCAGTGCAACTCTCTATAGTAAAAAAGTATACAAATGATATACGCTATGCCATACTTTAGTACTTTGTTATATTGGTTCAGCAATATAGCATCATTGAAAGTACTGTTGTATGTAATATAATTACAGGTGCCTACCTGGCCATATAGTGATACTGTATCAAATATCTGAAAAAATACAGAAAGGCTATCACTATATGGTTAATATTAATGTAGCCATTCAATAGAATGAGAGTCCAAAGCCTCTATAAATACAGATGGATATTATATAATTAACTGTCTTTCGAATATCTACTCCTCACAGTCGATTTCCTATATCGACTTATCATTGTGAAATGATTATTCCTCGTTAAGTAATAGTTAGTAAGTATGCGTTGATGCGCCAAGGTACAGGTTAGGAGACCTGTATACTGAACACTATTACTCTCACCTCTCCAAAGTAATGACAACCTCATCGTAGTTACTCACTCCTGCTTAATTTTATCGTTTATCGTTTGCCATAATCACGTAAGAGTAACGGGTTTTGGAGTCCAGTATTATAAGACCAGTGGAACACTAACACATAGTAATATGTATAGCATACTGGCATAGAAGCTAATAGTCATTATTTCTCTGAATATTAAATTCATAATATATATGGTTAGATTAATATTAGAGAACAAGTACGAAACCAACTGGTTTCAACAGTTTCGATTTCTCAAAGCAGAATTGAGACTAAAACTACGAGAATGTATTAAATTATTTTACCATATTAAAAAAGGAAGAACAATATTAGTACAACCTTGTAAAGATGAACTTCCTCTAAATTTAAAGCTTGATATTTCATATCATAGATTAAAACCTTATTTCTATGTAGAAATGTCAGATATATCTTCAGTATTTAACAGTTTAGTTGATGCAAATCACTATACTTATTATATTGTAGATTACTATAGAGGATATCGTATTTATATTTCTCGTACGTAAATTTAAAGAGTGAGTATTGCATTAATTCCTGTATTTGCTTTTACTCACTCTTTTTATCTTGAATATTAATTTAAAACATTTATATTATGAAAATAGAAATCAAATTTGGAAAAGATTACACCTGTTGGTATTTAACTCCAGCTATTGGTATAGGGAATTTTAGTCTTTCTACTATTATTGGTATAGCTTTCTTATGTTTTAGTATAGAATTAAAAGTTTATAAATCATGAAAGCAGAACGTGGTAGTTTAATACAACAGCTTATAGGTAGAAAAGTAACTATCATAAGCCACAATTTAGTAGGAACGATCATATATATAGATATTGCTAAACATAGCAGATCTGTAAATATACTATTAAGGGTTAAAAGACTTGACAAAATATCTTATAGAAGTATTACTGAAGATAGAGCAATATCTCTTAGTCTTACAGGATTATTAAAAGACGTCAAGTTACACGCCTTAATATAATTTCCTAAGATACTTGTTGAATGTAATTATAGACTCTATCTCGGATGACATGTGAATGGACTAGAGATTAACTTAACCATAGTATATAGTAGAGAATAGCAGCTTGACAGCGTTAGCGAAATTATTACTATTACTATGGTTATTTATTATTAATGTATTTAAATCAATTAAATCATGAGAATAAAACTTTTATTTAATTACAAGAATTTAAATCAAAAACTTCGCCAAATAAAACTTTTACAAACATTGTTTGATTTAGGTTTAAAGGAAGCTAAATATGCTGTAGATTGTGGAGAATTTATCCCACAAGATGAATGTGATGAAAATTTAGTTGAAATGATTAGAAGTAATTCTGATGCCAATATTGAAGTAGTAATACTTTCTTCACAAGAAATAGAAAAAACATTTCAACTAACAGTTTATTCACATCTACAAAATCTATTTCCTCAAGAATGTATTCTTCTTAATAAGAAAGAGTACGAAAAAGAGCGTAAAGAATTAATGAAATATAAATCTTTATATCTTGATCTTATAGGAAATATAAATAGTATTTTAAATGAATTCTTAAAGAATAATTGATTTATATCAATTATATAGTTCAATTTTTATTAATTAATAAACGTTTATCAAAAAATGGAAAATGAACAAGGTTCAGGAGTCTTTAAAGGCTTCGTATCGGTAGTATTAGTACTACTGTTAGTATGTGCAGGTATTTGCACTTACAAGTATGTCAAGGGAGAAATCCCTGGTGTTACACAGAATTCCACTACTGAGGAATTTATTGAGTCTGAAATGCAAGCAGTGCCTACAGTAGAAGAAGCTATGCAAGAATGGAATGATCTTAGAGAATCATCCAGGTGTTACGAAGTTTATAGTAACTTTCCACCAACAATAATGCAAGCATTGTTTGAAAAATTGGGTACGCAAGAACCTGTAAGAAGTTATGTATATGAATACGAACGTAATAGGGAGTATTACATATCCTTACAAATTGCTAAACAATTAGAAAAACAAGGACTCGATAATCCTGGAGTAGATGGAAAAAGAATTGAAGGAGTAGAAATAACTACTAAGTTAAAGAAAGAAAAGGAACCTGAGAAGGTACCAATTCCAGCAAAAGCTGCCAAGGATACAATAGTGTATCAATAACAGTTTACAACTTCATTATTTCTTCAGTGGCTGTACTTGCATGTGAATGTAGGTGCAGTCGTCCTCAGTAAATGACAAACCTGTGGGGCGTAAGTAACTAAGTAGTAATACTATAATGTCAGTATGTAGTATTACACTGAAACTGACTGTTATGATCGTGCGGACGTTAAAATCAGGTAGATGATAAGAATTGTACTGACAATACAATTATGCTGTATCTTAAAACAAGTTTTGATAGTCAAATTTTCCTAAACCAATCCTCGTTATTAGGTAAAATTTCTTTTTGTTTATGTATTGCTACAACAATATCCTCACTGTTCATTCGTTATTTGCATTGTAGTTGTAGATACAATGCCGTCATCAAATGTCAAATTTAAAAACAATCCAAAAAATGAAAGGAATTGTATTAATTGTGATGCCAGATGCATCACAACACGTAGAAGTAAAAATACCTAATGGTATTACTCCTGCACAGTTTGATGCGATTATGAATCGTATTAAGCACGACTTCTTTACGACAGTAAAACCACAAGCTGATGCTGATTCATTAGTTGTTACAACTTATGATGAAAGTGAAGCAAATGCTATACTGTCAAATGCAACATCTATTAATGCTGCAAAAGTATTAATTGACGTTGTAGGTAATCCTCAAGACTCTGATTGGAGTGGAAGATTCTTTACACTCTATGGTAACGGAGATCCAAAAGTAGCACAAGCAATCTTATTCTTAAAACAGAATATGGATGCTTCAGCACAGAATTATCTTAAATCTAATGGTTTAGGATGGTTATGTGACTTCTTAGGTCTTGGTATAACCAAATTTAGATTCTAATGGGAAAGACATTTAAAGACATGAAAGCATCCAAATCTTTACGAGAAAATAAAAATTCTCATAAGAAGCGGATGCTTCCTTACAAAAGAGAGAATAAAAAATATGATGAAACTCGCCAGTAACATCAAATATTTTTATTATATGGTGGTTATCCCCAAGAAAGTGTAAAAGTCCAGAGTCCTAAGACAAATCAAAGCTATATGAAGATATATAGTACGTCGATAAAGTAGTTGGGATATTGTCGAAATAAGTTAAATGAATAAGGCAAACACTTTCTTTTTATTTGCATCTTAAAATAATTAAATATGAAAAGTAAAAAGAAATTATTTTTGTGGTTATATATACCACAAAATAGTAAAGTACAGTTTGATCCTTACAAGAGTTCTGTAACTCGAGTAGAAGTAGAATGTACTTTTAAAAAAGTGATACGTGATAAACATTCACCAATTGTAGAGTATACTTATACTCATCCACGACTTAATAAAAAGCTTACAGGTATAATACCTAAAGCTTTGTGGGAGGCATAATATGTTAAGAGAGATTATAGAATATATAGTATTCTTCATATGGATCTTTGGCTTTGTTATGTCATATGCGTTTGGTGATATTCCTGCGATACTATATATCGTAATCTCTTTTATTATTATGGCTCGTATTCATATACGAGGCTTAAAAAAACTATTTTTATTAATAATTAAATCAATTAAAGAATGAAAAATAGAAGTTGGAGTGATGAATTTGAAGAACTAATTCTTCAATATTCTGACTCTTGTAAAGATCCACCAGAAGAAAGAAAAAGTAAAATTAAAAAATTAATACGAGAAGAATTAAATAAAAATCCAGTATTATCTAATGTCTTAAGAGAAAATAAAGCTGAAGGTAAATTCATAAAAGAATATACAGACAAAATTATTCGTTATGGTTGGTCCGACAGAACAGCAAGAGAAAATATATGCTATAATATTAACTCTGAGTGCCCTATTGATCTTGCATTAACTTGGAGAAATACTAAACAAGGTCATGAATACTGGAGAAAAATTAATGATCTCGTAATAAACGAATTATCCAAATAAACTTTATTTATTAACAATTAAAATTATCAAAATTATGAGCGAAATTAAAGACGAAATCCGTAATGGTAGAATCATTAACAAAGAAGTAGTAACTGCAGCAGCTGAAGAACTGGCTAAGAAACGTAACGCAAAATTGACAAAGGAAATGATGCGTATCGCTGTTGACTCTGAATTCGAACGCAAAAATGCATTGTTGAATTTGCAGCGTAACCGTGATGAAGAAGATCCAATCAAGGCTTGTTTGAAGGCCAAAGAAGCAAATGAAATTGCAGTAAAAGAAGGAAAGATGACACCGGAAGAATTTCGTGAAGCAAATCGTAAAGCCGATGACGAAAAAGCCAAAGCTTTACGTAGTATTTCTGATGAATACTACACTCTGCGTAACCAGTTGCAGAAGCAATGTTATGACGTCCTGAATGATTGGAATGATTAATAACAACTCCGAACCTGTGCCGATAAGTACTGTAAAGCTTATCAATTAATATTAGTGTCTTTACAATAGAAGCTGCTTCAATAGTCTTTGTAGAGACACTAATACTAGTTAGTGCCGAAAGTTATTAAACCGAATGGATTTATAGTAGGTAATTAAGTTGAATTAACAACTTCCCTCAAGTGCTATATGCCGTAGGGTGGAAAAACAACGTGCCACTGATCATGTGCCGAAGATCATTACTATTGTTTTAGCTATTGTACTTTATGTCCTGCATAAAAACAATAGGCTCTACTTGTAGAGTTTTATAGTAATGGTTATCAAAACACATATAGAAATTGTGCTTTATGCCGAAGTTTTAACAAGTGTCGAATAATCTATTAAATATAGTTTTTGAGATATTTACTAAAACTTCAATTTCTATCAGTCTATCAAAGGCACAGTAATCCTAAGTAATATAATGCTTTATGCTTAAATGTTATTTATAAAAGACGGAAATGCGTAAAAAGTCACATTCTAATGAAAGCGTCTTTAGACAGTAGAACATAGAATCCGATAACTTACGGTCGCTTTATAAAATATATTTAGTATTACTTAGGATAAACTCTTAAAAATTCACAATTATGGATTGGACAAGAGAAGACTTAGAAAATAAGTCAAAAGAAGAACTCATAGATATTATTATGAATATTCAGGAAGATTTAGAGTATTTTCCAGATCTTTATGATAGTACATATGATGACTATGAGGAATAGAGAGTAAGGAGAGAAATCTCCTTATTTTCACGACCTTTTGGTTCATATTGTTAAAATTATTAAAAGTAGATATTCACAATATAAGAACTGTATTGTGTCTTATTAGGCTTATTAATCATTGTTAGGACGGGGCTATCGTATGCCCCCATCTCCACTATACTTTTGTGCAATTATATTGCATAATTTAATAGTATCTTCATGAGACATTGTATTTTTCATATAATTTATTGCAGTAGATATAAATTGTACATTACCAATTTCATATCCTTTAGAAGAATCTATTCTATCTAAAGATGCAGTATAAATAGGATTATTATGATTTTTAGTATAAGTTGCTAATTGTAATTTAATTCCAGTATATGGACAAATACCGTTTTGTTGTTCCCATATTTCTTTTAGATATTCTAATGTTAAATTAAAGTTTTTAAGTCTTTTCTTTGCATTTCTAAGATAATATCTAAAAGGAGTAAATTCATCTTTGCGATTATTTGAAATAAGATTAATAATATTACCACTTTTATTATTTTTATTTCCTTTCATTGAACAAGATCTACAACAATAATTATGTCTTTTCAATCGTATATTACGATTATATTCTGTAATTGGTTTATCATACAGTTGTCCACAATTATCACAAACTATTTGAATTAATTTTCTATTCTGTTTATATTTTAACATAATATTAAATTTTTTAATTCGAAAACGTATAATATGTGGAATAGTTCTGTTTCGATATTAAAATATACGGGGATGAACGGTTTTGACTAGCAATCAGAGAGATAAGATAGGTTCATTGTGTGTTTAAATGGCAACACTATGTTTGTCACTGATTATTCTTGCGTAGCGTAAGAATATGATGCGTGCTAAATACGAAAGTTAGGGATACTCTTTAGTTCAACAGGTTAGAATCGTAATTTTATTACGGAATGTGGGTTCGAGTCCCACAAGAGTAACAATTAACTTATGTTTAATTTCTTAAAAGTAATCAGATGAAAAAGATGACTTTAAACCAATTACATGGTAATCTAAAGACTTTCAGTAAAGAATTTATAGGAGCTGGAAGTAGAAATAGTGTAGTTGGATTGTATCGGAAACTTATTGAGTTAGGAGCAATTCCATCCAGTAAGGAAAAGGATAATAGTCTTATTAGCTCTAAGCAAAAGATTGTTATTCTATGTGTTAACGATGGAATTAGGAGTAAATTCGCTCGTATCTCATTGCATGAAAGATCATGGTGGGATTATTGGCATAACAAAGCACACAAGCATTGTAAGCCAGCTTATATTACTTATAACGTACCAAAACAAATGGGTACAGTAATAAGTAATTTAAATATTAAAGAATTAGAAACCCTAATCCCAGAGTAATATGGAACTATCTTATTGGATTTATTTTAAACCAGGTGAAAAAGATAAGCTTAAACAGATTATCGATGAAAATCCTAATCCTTTAATGGCAAATATTGCTATTCAAGAGGAGTTTGGTGTATCACTCACCGAAGCTGAGAAAATTATTGAGGTGTATAACAATAAAATTAACAAAACATGTCATCAAGAATCATAACGCTTAATAAACCAGGTTTATATGTTGCAGAACACAATTCTACTGGTAAGCAATTTTTAGTAAGTATAGGTGGTGAATTACCTATGTTACGTGTAATTAATATAATCAATTTATCTGATTTTGTTAGTGGTTTTTATGCTGATAATAAAGATAAACAAAAATTACAAGATGACATGGAAGCACATCCTAATACATACACTTATACTCCTATTCAAGTTAAATTAGAAAAAGAGTCTAAAGATGTAAAAGAAGATGTTCTTGATTTATCTAGATATTCAACATTAGTTGAAAATAAGGATAAATTATTAGGAATGGATGATAATATGGCAGTTATTACTATATGTAAAGATGAAGGTCTTGATGTAGCTATTGCCACTGAGATTTGGAAACAATTCAAATTATCATTACGACCGTGAATGCAGATGAAGTAAAAAAGTATATTTACGATAAATCTGCAAAGCTATCACAGCAGTTTATTGACTTCATTAAAAATGAAGGAGTTCCTAATTATTTATTACCATCATTTGATAATAATAGTGGTTATAGATGTGATTGGAACATAATAGGTGGAGAAGAAGCAAAAGAATATTTTAAACCTTATTATAAACCAATAAGTGATAAATTTATTCTTAGCTTAGAACAAAGAAAAAATGTACAAACTTGGTTATATAGAGTTAGTACTAAACTTTTTCTACCTGAATTGATGGTAGGAAGTCCTATCGCAACCGATAAAGTACAACTACGAATAGCTACTTCTTTAATCGACAAATTAAATATTCCAAGACAATATCGAGATTATCTATTTGATAATACTATATATTGTTTTTGGATTCGTAAACGAGCATATAGTAATTTCTTTTGGCAAGAAATAGTACAGCTTCCGTTTGCGCCAGATTATCGTTTAAATATTAAGTATTAAATGATAATAGGGTAAGAGAGATTGGGTTCTCTCTTACTCACTAATCCGTAGGCCTATGAAAGAAGAAGAAAAAATTCTAATCGAAAAGGCGAAGCACGGTGATGAAAAGGCCTTTAAGCAATTGTATGATAATTATTATCGTTTAATACGATATATTATATACGATGCAATAAAAGATGAAGAAGCAACAGCTGATTTATTATCTGTTACTTTTACTAAGGCCTTCAAACGTCTCGATTATTTTGTTGAAACTATTTCTTTTGAAGCATGGTTAAAAACTATTGCAGTAAATACAGTCATTGACTATATTAGAAAGAATAAGAATCAACAAGATAATATCTCTATAGATAATGAGGATAATACAATTCAAATATCTAGTGATAACGATCCCGAAACTGATTTAATTAAATCAGAGTCAATAGATATTCTTAGAATTGCATTAACTCGACTTAGAGCCAAATATAGGAACCTTCTAGAACTCAGATATTTTGGTAATCTAAGTTATGAAGAGTTAAGTGCTGAGCTTGGTATACCAGTTGGAACTGTAAAGTCTGACTTAAACAAAGCTAAGCATAGACTCAAGTATTATTTTCAAAAAATTTCAAAAACTAACAAAACATGACAACATTCATTGTATCTATGCTAGTAATTATCGGTATTGTTGCAATTGCACGATATTACGGTAGTTCGTCAATGGCAAGCAATTTATTGCTTACTTTGGCATTTTCTGTTGTCGTGGGTCTTGGTATTCAATTTGCTACTAAGGGAAACCATAGTAAAAAAGAAAATACCAAGATTGAAAATTCCATTGCAGTTAGTAATCCTGTATCCACACAGTCTGTTTGTACAGTGTTGGAACCTGTAAAAACTAGCCATTCTGGGGCTGTGAGTCAGGTACAGGATTATAAAACTGTAGTAAAGGAGTTTCCACGATTGAATTCTAAAAAGCTTGCGTATACTGAACGTATAGCTCCACCATTCCCAGATTCATCCTAGATGAATATAGAGGGATCACATTATTAGCTTTTAAATTAAATTATTAACTTATAAACATTCGAAAAGGCGAATTAAACATTATCAAAATGGGAAATAATAAGAACAAAGGTCAAAAGACTGACGATAAAACAAAGAAAACTACTGCCGCTCCTGCGGCTGCACCGGCTGCACAAACTAAGAAAGAACAGCCAAAGACTGGATTGAAGGAAGATAAAACTCCTAAACCCGCAGCTCCTACAGCTCCTAAGAAAGAGGAAAAGGAGACAAAAAAGCCTATCACTGATGCTACAGGTACTGTAGAAAATGTAGCAGCAGAAGAAGTAAAGAAGCCTGTAACTTCTCCATTAGAATCACCAAAAGTAGATTCTTTGATTTCACTTATGGGTCCTAACGATCTAATGGATGCAAATCATGCTGCAGAATTCTTATCGGCACTTGAACGTCGTACTGCCCGGATGGATCGTAGTAAACCTATTACAATTCAGATGGAATCCATGCTGGATTACAATATGATGTGGTATGCTGTACGTTTGTCTGTACAATCATTTGCACAGAAACGTGAATGTAATATGCTTACGCCGAACGATGAACTTATTGTTCAGCAAGCTATTGATACGGCTGCATCTATGGGTGTTGCTCTTGAAGCTCATCCTACAGATGATCCTAATCAGATGCGTCTTGAATTTAAGAATATTTCTCCTGAAACAAAAGCAGCAGCTGATGCAGAGAATGCCGCATCAGGTTTAGCTTCAACAGTTAAACCACCTAAACATGTAAAACTTACCGAAGAACAGATGAATCCCCTGAATTGGAAGAATGATGATGAAGCAAAAGCTGCAATCACTCAAGATCTTCAAGAATCAGGAGAAACTCCATCTAACAAATTCTTACGTATCTTGGGTAAAATTAAGATATATCGTGAGAATACTACGGAAGATCCCGTTCAGAAGGAAATCTGGAGTAGTGCTAACTTAGGAACTCTTGCAAAAGAGTATTTCAACATTATCGGTAAGAAAGGTATTGTTGTACTCTCTGGACTCATGTCTTCTACCACAACTTCGTTGAAGTTAGGTCAGACTATGATCTTTGCACATTCTCTCTTACGGAAGAATATGAAAGGTCTGAATGATCAAGATGTAGTAGACTTGATTAAAGCGTTTATTGAAGTAATGCACGCAGATCCTGCACAGCCTATCGAACAAGATCCTTGTGTAGTAAAGGGTATTTTGGCTCCAACTCGTGATACGTTTGTACGTATTGCGTTGCAAAAGCCGGCAGAAGATGAACTAATGGATTGGTTCAAGAAGATTATGGGACCGTTCTATGATATCTATAAAGATGAAGTAGGTTCTAAATCTGACGAAGATTTTGCTCTGAAAGCAGCAAATAAAATGATCGAAATACGTAACATGTATGTCGATAAAGAAGCTGCATTCCCGCTCTTTACAAAAGAAGATTTCAAGGCTGTAATGGGTAAATAACCTATTATATCAAATGAAAGGTAAATTTGCTTATTTAGCAGTATTCGTTGTAGGTCTTATTATGTCCTACAATACTAACATTTTCAAACCCGAAAGTGTTACGGCAACAGAAACCATTAAAACGGTTCAGTTACCCCCAATTCCAGGTAATTTTAAACTTAACCTGGATTTAGAGACAGGTAAAAGTATCGTGGAAAGTAATATACCCGTTACAAGTACTGATATAACTGTCAATCACCCCACGAAAATCGTGGAAAAGGTAGTGTATAAAAAATCTAAACCCAAAGTAGTATATGAAACAAAAACTGAGGTACAAACGAGACCGGTAATGTTCACTCTACCGACTCCCCGTTCTCACAAATTTGTACCTGAGTATCCTAAAAGTGTAGAGAAATGAAGCAAAAAATAACTAAAACTAATATAGTATCATTAATTGGTATTATCTTATTCTATTTATTTTGTTTATTTTTTGCTTATTGTATTAGTGATTAACTATGTGCTTACCGTAGAATGGCACTGGGGAAAACGAGTCTCTCCCCCGTAGTAAGAAGCAGGGCATTATATAGTGGTATTGTAGCTGTACACTCTAAAAGCAATAAGACAGCATATATATATTAGGAATATCAAAGGCCAAGAGGATTCGTATATATAGATAAGTAATACAGGATATGAGAATATGATAACAGCTAACACTGTGATTCAAAAGGTAATATGATAGCTTACTATGGATTTATTACTTTATCCATGAAAAATTAGTAAGAAAATGGGATAGCGTGCTAAACCCATAAAATCTCAGAGAACCGTCTGGCGGAGATTTAAAAAACGCGATCTAGGTCAGCAGACACGAAGACAAATTCAGCAAAGGTATCGGCATCCTAAAGTAAATATAGTTATGAGATGTATTTATGAGTGTATTGAAGTCTACACAAAGGAGAAACCTATGTCCGTGGGTACAATCATGTACGAAATCAAGAAGGGACTAAACACGAGTTGCCCCTTAGTTAAACATCCAAAAGTTTACTAAGTTTTGACTCCTGACTAACGTTCTTGGGTGTGTCCAAAGCATCCATTCTGAATCTATTATTGGAAGATATAGATAAGATAAAAATGCTACTGTAGTGTTCTCTACAAGGTACCAAATGGTTTAAATTGGAACGTATGTTTAAATACATATAAAAGTAGATATGAAGGCAGAGAGATTAATCGAGGGTGCTATTAGGTGCTACGTGAAGAAGTAAAACGGTACAATTCCGTAATCTTTTACTCTTGGAAGTAAAGGATAATAGTCTGTATTATTACTTTGAAACATATGGCTGAGAGGCTATGATCCATACAATGAACTTTAAATTCATTAGAATATAATAAGAATTCGAGACTTTTATTATATTTAAGTATGACAGATTATCCGGATTAGGTGCCAAACCTATACTTAATAGAACGATTAATACAAATGTGTCAGTGTTTGCTTCAAGTTATGACACAATAATATATGGAAAGAAGCAGGTTGTAAAACGTGTCCTATAACACTACTACAGAATAACGACATCCTTTAGCAAGATGGTTACTTCGCAAGAAGTGAGAGGGATCTCAATAATTTACGTTATCGAAAAGTTAAATACGCCGGTAGAAACACCGTTACCTGAGAAGAAAGGTAGAAGTTCAATCAGATCTCAGTCGGCTTTCCGAGAGATAAAAAGCGAAAGTTGGGCTAATGTATAGTCAATGGGCTAAATTCAAGTCTGTTAATCCAGAGAAACGTAAATGTTATGATATTTACCTGAATCCAACGATTCATCACTGGCCCGAGAGTTAACGTCACTCTTAAACAAAAGCGAGAATAACATGTTTAACCTAAGTAGTGGCTACGCCCACGAAATAATAAATCCAGGGGAGTCCCCGCTAGGGATAGTAGAATCTGCTGTTGTATAGTAGTATATGTTTCCTGACTGCGTCCTTGGCAAGCCAACCGTTATTGCTAAATAAAACTAATAGAGTATATTGCGCAACAATATATGTTCATTAGAAAGCGTTTCATGAATCTTCATAGACTGGATACCTGTCGTGCGGAAAGAGTAGTGAAAAGTAGGTGGAAGTCCTCAATATTCGTGCTTGTAAAACAATCCTATGGACGGTTATATAATAATATATATTATTGTATGTAATTCCGTATAGGAAATCTAAAACCGTTGCTGCATTTGTAGGGCAGAACTAGTTAAGTAACGTTAGAAAACGACCGTATCTGTAACGGATTCGATAAAGTGGTAAGTATTAACTTCTGGGTAATCATAAGCTACATGACAGGCCAATCTGCATGTGCAACTGTCTTGCAAACAGTTACTTTGTATTTGTGATTACTTGCTGAGATTAACCCCGAGACGCCGGGAAATACTAAGTTAATATGATGAGCAATAGTTCCTTTCTTTTAAGAGTAAAAGAATTGTAAAATCTAAAGTAATGGTATATAATATGTATATTAAATGTCTTAGATCTCATTAGTCTTAAGAAAAAGCTGTGCAGTATCAATAGTATGATAAGCTATTAATTTATTATATATAGACACTCGTATAAGTAATATTAATTCTGGTATCCGAACTACTTTGTAGAAGCAAGGAACGCAGAAAGGAAGAGGAAGTATCTACCTTGATTTCGATGTAAGTAAATCATTAATATGAAGATTATGCGTTTAAAACGAAAATATTTATACTTTGTAAAGGATTGTACTTGAATGTACGTAGACGATTAGACACATCCTCTATATAATAAAATCTATACAAAGAGAGCAAAACTCGTTAATTTAAACTCATAAAATATGTAAATCAATTGTTTAACATCTCCGTAGGTGGAATCAACCACGGAATCAAAAAAGGAATTTAAAAATGGATAAATCAGTTATTTTGGCATCACAGTGTGGTGCATCATTAGGTAAATATATTCTCACTATAGAGAAGAACTCAGTAGATCCGAATTATTCACGGAAAGTACAGAACAATGAATTACGGACTAGTCAGCAGATTAATCTGTATTCAATTAAACCTATTAAGGTTAAAATGGCTCAGGAAGTAGAAAGTGCTGAAGGCACTAAATTTGTAGAGTATAACGGCGATTCGAAGTTACGGCTTCAGATTTCCGGTATTAACGACATTGCGGATATTATCCCGAAGCCCAACGCAGAAAGCGTAAAGAATGCGATTACTCGGTTCGAATCAACCGGTGAGATTACAATCTTTATTGATTATCCTCAGTTGACAAAAGAAATAGTTGCTCTGAATATGGAATCACGAGCTAAACTTACAGCATTTGTCAATGAACAGATGCGGTTCATTAAAACATTTGAAACTGCAAACGAAACTGAAATTGCTGCTTGTAAGACGGCAATGGCTGCCGAAGGTATCGAAATTAATAATTATTTCGGATAAAGTAAACTATGAGTACGCCTTTAACGAAAGAAGCGTTCCTAGACCTTCAGCATATGTTTGCTGATAAAGACTTTATATCTTTGCTATTCATGGATGAGAAAGAAATAGCTAGATATATTCATGTCGAAAAAGACGGTAGTGTAACGTTAGGCAGAACAAAATACAAATTTATCAATAGACTCTTTAAAGATGAGAAAGTATTGAGTACTAATGATATTTGTTTACGGCTTATTAAAGTCATTACTGGAAAAGGAGGAACGCGAAACAATGAAGCTTTTGATTGTCTTGTAAAAGATTTTACTAAAGCTTTAGATAAAGGAGATTACTCCTATGCTATCACTCGGATATTTATTGGTTATCGCTTAGGATATCTAAACGATGTTGCAGCAATGCATGCTTCTTCGGAAAAAGGTGAGGTAAGACTTCCGAATAAGCGAGTATTGGTACAAGATGGTTTTGGAGATTTCTATGCGATTAAAATAGGTAAGTATCCTAGTTAATAAAAGTTGACTATTCTAAAGTAATAAGAATATTGAATATATAATAGCAGATGTAACGTAATAATATATTAAATGTAATTATTACTTTTCAAGATATATCAAAGGACTTGCAGATGTAAGTCAAGTCCTTTCTCTATATCTTATAAGGCTATGATAATGTATCTGTAATGGATACTAAGTGAAGGAAAGCTTCAAGAATAAGACGAAGATGTCATATCGGGATGAACATAGCCACAAAGTACAGGTAGTTGATCATATTTAAGTATACTTTTATGTTTAATCAATTAAAATCAAAAGTATATGAAGAAAATTAAATCAACTGAAATTATTGAAAATCGTAAGAAGTATGACAAAGAGATTAAAAAGATGTGGAATATTATTCGTACTGAAAATTTGATCGATAAAAATGCTACACGAAATTACGATATGAAAGCTTTGTTGGATACAATTACAGAAATGTCCAATAATCGAATTCAGACCAAGCTGGATTCAATTGCTATTAATCTAGGTTTTAAGAATCGTAAAGACTTTCCTAAAGAAAGTATTTATCCTATTATTTATACTCTATCCGAAAAGAATGAGTATCTAGTTCAGTTGGGATCTATTCCGACTATTAATCCTGGTTTAAAAGCTAAACTTGGTAAAAAGAAATTGTTTAAAACTGAAGAAATTACTGCAGATTATATTACTAAATTAAAAAATAAACTGCAGCTGGAAATCAACGCTCTGAAGAAGAAGCTTGAAGATTTCAACAGTAATGCTGAAATAGATATATCTACTGCATATATGTATTTAGCAGCATAAGGTAAACTGGTCTCCGTAAGTTATTTTGATATTTTTAAATTGTGTGCCTTCTTAAGTTAATAATTCTCTTCAAAATAACGAGTGGCAAGTGGGGTTCGAATCCCCGGAGACCAACAAGTCTCGAAATATTAATATTAACATTTTAAAAAGTAAAGTCATGAAAAAAGATATCAAATCTCAAACAATTGACAATTCTACCAAAAAATATCCGGTAGAAAGCAAAACATGGAAGTCTGATGTATGTCAGGCTTTGAAATTAGGTTATAAAGTAGAAGCTTTAAATGAAGAGCAAGCCGAATATATTAAGAAGATTGAAACTAAGCTTGCAGAAAAGGCTGCAAAAGCCAAAGTAAAAGAAGAGATGAAACAAACTCTTCTGAAAAAGATGTCAGATATAATGAAAGCTAAAAAAGCAGCAATAGTATCTGCAGCTAATGATCTAGCTGATAGAATTATTCTTCGTGCCATTGAGAAAGAAGAGCAGAAGAAGAAATTCGATGAAGCCGACAAGAAAATTAAGGAGAAAGTCAAGAAGGATAAAATGGCAATAGCTGAAAAGAAACGTAAACGTAAAGCAGAATTACGTAATAAAACTATTCCTAGTCCTGAAGCTATAGCTAATGCTAAGAAACAACAAGATTTTCTTGCAAAAGCTCATGCCGCTAAACGTGAAGAGATTGAAGCTCGTCTCGATGAGAAAGAAAATTTCATGAATCAATCTGCAGAAGAATGGAGTAAAAAACATGAAGAACGTATTAAACGTAATACGGAACTTGCTCTCAAACGATTACATCACAAAGAGATTAAGCTCAAACGTACTACAAAAGCTGAAAGAATTGAAGCAATTAAAGCTAAGAAAGAAGCTGGTAAAGCAGCTTTCAATGCTGAAATGAAACGTCAAGCTTCAGAAATTGCAGCAGACCGTCAAGGTTATGCTAATCGCGTAGAGAAACGTAGACGTACTGAAACAGAACGTCTTGCAAGGATTGCAGAGCGTAGAAAACTACGTAAAGATAAGATTTTTACAGAACATCTTAAACAACAAAAGATTCAACAATTGAATCTTAAACGTTTTATAGAGTCTGAAAAGGCTCGTCTAGCACAAAAAGAAGAAAAACGTGCTAAGTATCTTACTACGGGTGGAATAAAAGTTCCCAAAGTAAAGAACAATGTTGCTATAGATAAAACTAGAGCAGAGGAATATATCAAAGCTGCAGAAGCAAAAATAAAGGATGAAAAAGTACGTTATTTAATACGTATTGCATCAATTGCTTCATCAGAAATTATAAGTGATTCTGTTTGTGCATTCATTTGTAAGCCAGAAGAACTTAACAAACGTATGAAAGAAGCTCATAACAAACGTATGAAAGAAGAACCTGATACATATGTAGGTATTTATGCTTACTCTGGCATCGGTAAAGACCAGAAATGTGTAAGTGAGATGCTAAACGATAAGTTTAAGGATCGTAGTAGACTTAATCCGAAAAATGAAGCAGCATAATATACAACAGGGGTGCGTCTGTAACGCACAATCTAGCGGGATGGCGCAAAGGTAGCGCGTAGCTTTCACGAGGCTGAGGTTGGTAGTTCGAATCTATCTCCCGCAACTAATTAACCGTAGTACTATGAAAATTAAAGGAAAGACTTGCGTAGTCTTTGATATTGAAGTTTTAAAGAACGTATTTACTTGTACTTGTAAGAATACTGAAACAAAACAGATTACAGTATTTGAAATATCTCCAAGAAGAGTAGATATACAAGGATTAGTTACATTCTTTTATGAAGATTATTATTTTGTAGGTTATAATAATATACATTATGATAATCCTATACTAAACTATATTATAATGTTATATAATAAACATTATTTTAATAGTTATAGTACTAGAGAACTAACTGAATCAATATTTAGAATGAGTCAATTAGTAATTGATAAAAATTCTGATTTTGATTTATGGAAAGAGTATAAATACGCTAGAAACTTCTTATCAATAGATCTATTAACAATGCTATATTCTAAAGCTTTACGAGTATCTTTAAAAGAGATGCAAGTAACAATGCAATATAAGAATGTAGAAGAATTCGTAGTAGATTGGCATCAAGATCTTCCTGAAAAGGATATAGATAGATTAATATCATATAATATAAATGATGTAGAATCTACTGAAGAATTACTATATAGATGCGAAAGTGATCTAAATCTAAGAGTAGCTATTGAAGAAGAATATAAGATAAATTGTCTAAGTTTAGATGGTGTAAATACTGGTATGAAGATTCTTGAACAAGAATATATTAAACATACTGGTATTTCTAAAGAAAAATTAGAACAATTAAGGAGTCCTTGTGATCAAATAGATCTAGAGAAAGTAATATTTCCCTGGATTGAATTTGATAGTCCTATATTACAGAATCTATTAAAAGAAATGAAACAACTACATAATGTATCGCCAGGAAGAAAAGGATATGAAAATACCTTTATTTTTGGAGATATGAAAGTAACTGTAGGTGTTGGTGGTATTCATGGAGATCGTGGTATAGAAATTATTAAACCACGAGAAGACGAATTATTATTAGATTCTGACGTTAGTTCTCTATATCCTAGTATGATTATAGAACATAATTTATATCCACCACATTTAGGTAAAGAATTCTTAGAGACTTATTCTAGTATTCGTACAAGAAGATTAAATGCTAAGAAAAATAAGAATAAAGTAGTAGATAAAACACTTAAATTATCATTAAATGGTTTAAGTGGTAACTTACAGAATGAACATTCTTGGTGTTATAGCCCATTTACTGTAATGCAAATTAGAATTAATGGACAATTACTACTTTTAAAGCTCTCTGAGAGACTTTTATCTATTGGATGTAAATTACATCAGATTAATACTGATGGTGTCTTATATACGTGTAAAAAGGCCAAATATGAAGAACTACAAAAGATATTAAAAGAATGGGAAGACTTAACTAAATTAAAATTAGAAACGGAAGAGTTTACTCAATTCTATCAATTAGCTATTAATGATTACTTCGGATTATCTCCAGAAGGACACATTAAAGAAAAAGGATATTTCCTTACAGGAATTACTTTAGGAAAAGGTTTGTCTCCAAAGATAATTCCAGAAGCTATTATCAATTATTTTATACATAATATTCCAGTAGAAGATACTATTAAATCTTGTAAAGACATACGTAAATTCTTACAAGCGGAAAAGACTGGAAAGCAATGGACAGTTGAGTATAACGAACAAATTCAACAAAGAACTAATCGTTACTACGTTAGTAATAGTGGATACTATTTATGGAAATGGAAATTAGATGATACTGGTAAGAAGTCTTATCAAATAATGTTAAAAGATCATGGAGTAAGATTACATAATAAATTTTATTCTGATGAAGATCTTCAATGGAAATACTCTCAAGGAGAAACATTCCAAAGTATTTATGATATAGATTATCAGTATTATATTAATCAATGTATAAAAGTAATTGAAAAATTAAAACCAAAGCAGTTAAATCTGTTTAATTTTGACGAATATTAACAAAAACTATCATACTCTAGAACAGATGAATTAAATTAATTCATTATGATACTAGAAATAGATACAAGTCTATTAAAAAAAATAGACAATCTTTCATTAAGTCAGCTAGTATTTTTAAATCTTGTATTAGACAATAATCAAAAATCTATCAAAGAGGTCAAAGACATCGTTAGCCAGGTCAGCGACAATGATATACAAGATTTAATCGACAGAGGATTTCTTATCAGAGAGGAAAAAGCTAAAAAAGTTTCTTATAAAGAAACTGAACTATTAGTAAACATTATTACTAGTAATGCAGATTTATTTGAAGAATTTAAAAAGCATTATCCTATAGTAGTAGTAAGACCTGATGGTACTAAAGGCTTTTTACAAGGTAATTCAAAGAAATGTAGAACATTATATAATAAAATAGTTAAAAATGATACTATTTTACATAATCATATCATTCAATGTCTAGAAAAAGAAGTATCTGACAAACTTATGAGTGGTAAGATAGGTTATATGAAAACTATGTGGAAATGGCTTACTAACTCTGAATGGGAAATTTATGAAGAACAAATTAATGAACCAATAAAAGATAATCTCTATGGAACAGAACTTATCTAGTCCCTTACCATTTAAACATATATCTGTGGCTGCTGATGAAGCGGTTACCTATATAAAACAGCGTAAGAATCATGAAATTGAACCACTTAAAAGTAGGTGGAATAAATTCAATTTTATGTGCTGTGGTGGTATTGAACCAGGATGCGTTTATACTATAGTAGGTGCTTCTGGTACTGGTAAATCATCATTTGTAAATACGCTTGAAACTGACTTAATTGAACTTAATCCTGATAAGGAATTAGTTGTATTATCATTTTCTTTTGAAATGCTCTCTAGTAGACAAGTAGGAAGAAAACTATCTAATAAGTTGCGTCATACAACTTCAGAGCTATATAGTGCATCAGAAGATGTTTCTGATAGTTTACTACAGGATATTGAAAAAGAAGTAGAAGTTATTAAACAATATCCCATCTACTATGTAGATGAATCAGCTACAGTAAGTAAGATAGAAGATACTATAACATATTTTCAAAATACGATTGCAAAAGATAAATGGCTTATTATATTTCTAGATCATACATTATTGGTCGAAGGAAATGATACTAATGACGAGCGTAAAATTATAGCAGCATTAGAAAGAGTATTTATCAGAGCTAAGAAAGTTGGCAAAACAAGTATAATTCAACTTTCTCAAATGAATCGTAATATTGAAATGCCTGAAAGGATTATAAATCCATCAAGTCATTATCCTATGAGAAGTGACTTATCATCCTCAGATTCTGTGTTTCAAGGTAGTGATGTTATAGCAGTTTTATCAAGACCTGAAACATTAGGTATTACTGCATACGGACCGTCACGATTACCTGTACAAAATAAAGTATATCTACACTTTTTAAAAGTTAGAGAAGGCAAATTAGCCATACTTGAATATGAGAACGATCTGCAATATAACAACTTAATTGAAGTAGATAGATCTGAGAATAAACCACAGTATTAATTTAATTTTTGGCTAACATGACTACAACATTTTTGAATAAAAAGGGTAACAATAATAACTTTAACTTTAACACTTACGATTTCTTGAATCCGTATTACGAGAAAATCAGTAAGAAAAAAGATGATAATTATATTGATAATATTCTGACAAAAGCCTTTAAGAATCTGGTTCCTTGGGCAAAGAAAGAAGATAAGAAAGATAATATTTATATCATCTTCGGTGATGAACCGACGAAGAAATATACGTTTGAGAAGCCGAGTTTTACAATTACAAATATTTCTCCTACTTCTCTGAATCTGGAATGGAATAAAGCAGCTACACATTTGTTAGAATGTGCATATTATGCTAGTAATCCTACTTATGATTTTATTATCTGTGATACACCAATTAAAATTCATGGTAATTATATTCAGGTAGGTTCAGAAATTATTCCGACATTTACTCGTTCTGATTTCTTTACAACTATGAAGAAAGAAGATCAGATTAATATTTATAATATTGCAGTAGAAATTAACGCTATTTTTGCTGCGTAATTATTAACAAAACTTTTCAGATTCTTTCAAATTTTATCAAATTCTTTCGTAACTTATCAAATTATATCTGGAAAGGTAAAAATATCTTAATATGATAGTATTACCTACAGAAAAAGTAAAAGCAAAAGTAAATAATCCTAGATTTTTGATTATTTACGGTCGACCTAAAACTGGTAAAACTAGTTGTGTAGCAGCTCTGGAGAATAATTTAATTATTGATCTAGAAGGTGGATCTGAATTTTTAGATGCATTAGCAGTACAAGCAAGAACTGTTAATGATTTTGCTGATATTGCGAATGCAATCAGAGAAAAGATCAAAGAAACAGGTAAAAAGCCCTATAAGTATATTACTATAGATAATGCTACACGACTAGAAGAAATATGTCTACCTTATGCGGGTACTCTCTAAATTTATGGAGCGCTATTTAGTAATGAATAGTGTAAAAGCTTTCTAATTTCTGGAACATTTTACCTTTAAGTACGTAAAAGATATATTTAAAGTAAAAGGTAAAACAATCAGAAGCGAAGCAATGAAAGAAAAAACATTAAATAAATATATTGGTAAAACTCATGGTATATTAACTGTTATAGATTTAGACCATGAAACTTATGATAAAGAAAAACAAAGAAAACGAACTTATTTTAAATGCAAATGTAATAAATGTGGTAATATAACTATAGTAAGATCAGATAAATTAACTACTAAATATTGGATACCAAAGTGTTGTAATAATTGTGTTAATCAACAACAACACGAAACGGCAATAAAATTACATGAAAACGGTATTCCTAGTTATTTTAAAAAAAGAATTAGTTCTATTAAAGGAAATGCAAAAAGTAGAAATATAAATATGCAATTAACTAATAATGAAATTTATAACATTATTCAAAAACCATGTTTCTATTGTAAAGAAAAAGAAGCATATGGAATAGATAGAATTGATTCTACAAAAGATTATACTATAGATAATTGTGTACCTTGTTGTTTTATTTGCAATCGTATAAAAAATAAATATTCAATAGGTGTTTTTCTAGATAAAATAAGTAAAATATATAATAATTTTTTCATTGAACGTTCAACGACTATCCCGAAAGGGAGTACATTACAAGCTAATGGTAATGGAAACGGAAGCATTCCTACTATTAATTAATAGGGAATATGATATAGTCTAATCTATATGGTGACATATAGCAGTTCATAAGAGAACGTATACAAACTTGCGAATTGTATAGAATATAATGATAAAGCTCAACCTCAAGGAAAATCTTGGCAAGGTACTGATGTTAGATTGCTTCCACAAGGAGCAGGATATCAATACATTAGACTTGCTGTAAGAAAAGTTATCGATATGTTTAAAGAACTTACTGATAACTTAATTCTTATTGGTCATACTAAGGATAAAATGATTAATAAGAATGGTGAGGATATGACAGAAATGTCCTTAGATCTTGTAGGTAAACTAGGAGATATCATATGTGGTGAAGCTGATGCAGTAGGCTTTATGTATCGAAAAGGTAATGAAACAATTATCAATTTCGATAGTAAAGATGAAACTACAAAAGGAGCAAGAGCACCACATTTACGTGAGCAAAAAATAGTAATTGCAGAAAGCAATGAAAATAATGAATTAACATTTCATTGGGACAGAATTTATTTACCAGAAGTTTAAGTTAACCAAAATTAAAGAATATGTATAGTTCCGAAAGAGCCAAAACTATTGTAAAAAAAGACGTAGCACACTTGTCAGCAGGTATTGAAGATAACGTAATGTTAACTGCAGTAAGATTTGATAAATCTATTAACGGTAATAGTTTTATTGAATTTAAGTTTGAAAAAGAAGGTAAATTGCTGACGCATACTGAATGGGAACCTTCTAAGAGATCTGATGAAACTGAAGAAAGTTTTCAGAATAAATGTGATAATCAATTTTCAAGAATTGAACAAATTTTAAAATGTTATTATCCTAATGCTGAAGATCGTAAGTTTATCGGTGAAAACTTCACTCAGTTTGCTCAATGGGTAACAGAAATGCTGAATAAAGCAGATTTGACTACTTTGTTGAGAGTTAAAATTGTATACAATAATAGTGGTTATACTACATTACCAAAGTATGCAAAGTATACGTTTATTGAACCAATGTCTTTGGTAAACGAAAATAAATCTGTTATTGTAAAATTAGGTATCGATCAATTCGAGAAGCCTATTGTAGCAGATTTAGAAAAATCTAATCCAAGTCCTTTCTCTATGGGAAGTTCTATGGATGAAAATAACAGCGCCGATCCTAATGGATTGCCGTTTTAAGATATAATTCTATTTGCGCAATAGAACGAAGACTATACTACCTCTGACTTTTGTCATGTAAGTATACCAGATCGTAGGCTGGCACTGACCACACAGGGGGTATTGTTAAAGGTGGAGAAGGATTAGCTCAGCTGGGTTAGAGCGCTCGATAATATAATAATATACTAAAATATTATCGTGAGGTAGAGTAAGTATAGATAACTCTTTTACTTGGGTTCAAGTCCCAAATCCTTCACTTATTTAAATCTATATCATATGTATGACTCTACAAAAATAAAACAACAAGATGCTCCAATTACTTTGGATTATATCTTATCAAAAGTCACAGAATATGATATTTACGCTAGATATATTGGACAATTTAAGATTGGTTTTATATATAATAGTCCATTTAGAGAAGATAAAAATCCTTCATTTGGAATATTCAGAAGTAGAAAATCAGGTAAATTACTATTTAAAGATCATGGAAATGGTGAATGTGGAGATGTTATTAAATTTGTAGAGCTTTATACAGGTTTAACAAATTATAATGACATATTAAACCGTATAGTAACTGATATGTCTATTACTAATAATACCAAACTTAAAAGTATAAAGCAATATGAATCTAAAGACACTGTAATAGGTGTTGTTAGACAAGATTGGACAGATGTTGATAAACAATATTGGTCACAATTTGGTATTACTAAGGAAACATTAATTAAATTTAATGTATCTAGTATAAAATATTATTTATGTGATGGTGTTGTTAAAGGTATATATAAAGATGAAAATCCTATGTATGCTTATAAAGTATATGATCATTTTAAGATTTATAGACCATTAGCAAATAAATATACTAAATGGCGTAATAATTTAGCTCCTTATGATATTCAAGGATATGAACAATTACCTAAAAAAGGTGATTTATTGATTATTACTAAGTCATTAAAAGATGTTATGTGTTTATATGAAATGGGATATACTGCAATATCACCATCTTCAGAAAGTACTTTTCTTACTCCAGACGTTATAGATGATCTTAAGCTTCGATTTAAGCGCATTTTAATTTGTTTTGATAGAGACGTTTCAGGTATTAAAAATATGCGTAAAATAAGTCTTAAAACAGGCTTAAATGGCTTTTTAGTACATAAAAAATGGAAAGCTAAAGATATATCAGATGCAGTAAAATTAAACGGATTTGAAATTATTAAAAATTGGTTAAAAGAAACATTATGATATGGTTTACTTCAGATCTACATTTCTTTCATGATCGAATACTAGAGTTTCATCCAAAACGTAAAGAAATATTTGGAAATACTGTTGAAAAAGCTAAAGAAGCTATGATACAGTTATGGAATTCTAGAGTAAATAAGAAAGATACAGTGTATATTCTTGGTGATTTAGCATTTGGTGAAGTAGAAGATAAAAGAAAACTATTTCAAAGACTAAATGGTAATAAAGTATTAATACTTGGTAATCATGATAAAATACCAGATCATTTAAAATGTTATTTTAATCATATTACTCAAATCAAGAATATTAAGTTTAAGAAATCTGTATATAATTTCTTATATAAAGATCTAGAAATTATTATGTGTCATTTTCCAATATTAAGCTGGGAACATAAAGATAAAGGATCTGTTATGATACATGGACATTGTCATGGAAAAGTAGATCAAATAAATGTAGATTCTAAAGAATTAAGAGTAGATGTAGGTATAGATGGAAATCTAGCTAACTATGACTTAATATCTTTAGAAAAACTTTCTAAATATTTAAATAAAATAGAAAAAGATGGTAACAACGTTTGAATTAGCACTAATTGTATTTATTTCTAATTTTGGTGCTACATTGGTCTGTGAAGGAATCGAAGCTATATTAGAAGCATATGAAAACTACAAGAAGAAAAAGAAAGACCTCACAGAACAAGAAAGTTAAAAATGCTACACCTAATGTATATGATGGAATACAGTTCAAATCACAATTAGAAACTTATGTTTATAAACAATTAAAGGCTCATAATCTCAAAGCAGAATATGAGCCTATTAAGTTTGAATTAATTCCATCATTTACATTTTGTGGCAAAAAGATTCGTGCTATGACTTATACTCCAGATTTTGTTGGAGATAATTTTATTATCGAAGCTAAAGGAAGACCTAATGATGTGTTTTGTACACAATTTTGACAACATTTTATATACCTCTATGTTTTAAGTATAAAACTTTATTATGAAAAAGATTTATATACTTAAAGATCCAAGAGATAATTCTATAAAATACGTAGGACAAACAAAATGTAATTTAAAAGGACGTTTATCATCTCACATTCAAGACGCATTAAACATGCGATATAACTTACCAAAATGTGAATGGATTATAGAATTATACAATTTAGAATTAACTCCATTAATAGAAGAAATAGAACTAGTAACAAATAAAAAAGCAAACGAAAGAGAACAATATTGGATTAATTATTATTCTAATCTTGGAATTAATTTATTAAATAAATTTAAAGTTACAGAAAAAATATGTAAATTTAGAGATATTTGGATAATAAATAAATATTCCAAAAATATATTTCATTTTGAAACAACAAGAGAAGTTGCAAAATTCTTAAATACTTCTATTGATAATATAAATAAAGCAATTCATAGTAAAATGGAATGTAAAGAATATTATATATATTTAAAAAATCCAGGTAAAGATTGGCAACCACCTTTACCTAAAAATAAAGTTCAAGTTTGTCTTTATAATAATAAAGAAAAACATTTATTCTTTTCTATAGCAGATGCTATTAAATTTACTAATGGTAATTATTCTTCTAATAAAAATGGAGCTTATTATGCTTTATCTCATAAAGATAAAGTATATAGAGGTTGGAAATGGTGTATTTTAAAGGAAGCACATTTAAAATCGGGTGAATTGCTGGAAAAGCCTGAAGAGGTCAATCAGCAGCCAAGTACAAATTAAGATAAGGGATTTGTAAAGGTTCAGAGACTAAATAGTGAGCTTAACAATAATCTATTAATAGCGCCCGATATGATATTAATCATAATGATATAGTCCAAACTATGAACATAACTTTAAAAAAAAATCATAGAAAAATTGTAAAATGTTCCGTACAAATGGAAATGGTTTATGTGGTCATTATTAAATAAAGGTTTAGCTGATAAGTATAAGTTATTTGTAGTACATAATCATAAAGAAACAGATGAATGTATTAGACGAATTCAAGAACTATAAAAGAAAATTCATACAAATATCTCATAGAACTGCAATTTTAATGCATATATTTGAAAAAGCCGATGATGATTTTGAAGATATGATTCTAAGTGATCATAAAGAATATTGTAAACAAAATCATGGTATAGATATATACAAAGAAGCTGCAGATCAATTCTTTAAACAATTTGAAGGAAATGAATGTCTTGTTTTCGTAGAATGTTTAAGAGATAAATGTAATGAAATGTTAACCGAACATGAACGAGAAGTTGAAAAACTTAAAAGTAGAAGAGATTAAATTTACCTCTACTAACACTTTCTTTAATGATAGATTTAACGAATATCTATTTATTAGAGATAAAACCAAAAATCTAAGAAAATAGGATATGAAAATAACTGCGATTAGTGATTTACATGGTAATCTTATTGATATAGAACCATGTGATACACTATTAATTTGTGGAGATATTTCACCATTAGAAATTCAAAGAGACTATATACAAATGACTAAATGGTTCTTTAATGAATTTCAAAAGTGGATTATGAATCTACCTTGTGATAGAGTAATACTTACTCCAGGTAATCATGATTTTTGGTTTGAAAAAATGATTACTCAACCCCAAACATATCTATTTGATAAATTAACTATCTTAATTAATGGAGAAGCAAATATTTATTCAGATGTAGATCATAAATACTACAAAATATTTGGTACGCCGTATTGTAAAGATTTTGGTTGTTGGGCATATATGCCTGGTAATGCTATATTACCAAGTGTCTATAGTATTATCCCAAAAGATGTAGATATATTGATGTGTCATGATTCTCCCCAAGTAGGATTTGTAGCAAATATTATGGAACACAAAAGCGAAACATATCCCAATGGTGTACCAGCAGGTAATATCTACTTATTTGATGAAATAGTAGAGAAAAAGCCTAAATATGTGTTGTCTGGACATATACATTCTGGAGATCACACATTACAAGAGTATGAAGGTACAAAATACGCTAATGTAAGTATATTAGATGAATCTTATTCGATTAATTATAAACCACTAACATTTGAACTATGAAAAATTACGAAAAGATTAACGTTAAGTTAGACGAACAGAATATGGTAGAAGAATTTAATCAGGTAGAATTAGATATTATGTTATCTTGCGATGAATATAACGATATGATGACTTACGCTAGTATAAATGCATATGAAAATCTAATTTTATTTGAAGAATAATGGATATATCTATACCATATTATGAAGATCTTACTCGTATAAGTAATTCTAATATCGGATGGTTCTTAAAAAAAGGACCAAGATATCTTAAAGAAATGCTTGACGGAAAAGAAGGTCTAAAAGCTAGTTTTCTGGATAAAGGCACTATGATACATGAATATATTCTTCAACCAGAAGAATTTTGGAAAGATTATATTATATTGGATTTTGCAGTACCTAAAGTAAAGCAACAAAAAGATTTACTTGAATTCTATTCGAGTGCTAGATTAATAGATCCTTTTGCATCTGAAGATGATATATTACTTATGAGTTATGAAGCAGCTTATAATAATACTAAATCGAAAGAGAAAAAGATTCAAGAAGCAAAAGAATTAGTAGAATTATATCAAAATTACATAGAATACTTTAGAAATAAAGATTCTAAAAAAGTAATATCATTTGCAGATCTTAATATGTTAAAAGCAATTAAAAAAAATATGGAAGATCATAAGAAAGCAAATGAATTATTATTTAACTATCCAGAAACATTTGAAGTTCATAATGAATTTCATATTAATTGGGAGTATCCTAATGCTTCTTCATTAGGAGATCTACCATGTAAATCATTACTAGATAGAGTAATGATAGATCATACAAATAAAAAAATAATATTAGTGGATATAAAGACAACAGCTGATGTTTATAATTTTAAACATTCAGTAGAAGAATTTGATTATTGTCGTCAGTTAGCCTATTATTGGTTAGCTATTCATTGGTATTTTAAAAACGAACTAAAACTTAATATTGAAGAATATGAATACGAAACTTATATTGTTGCAGTACAATCTCATGATGGGTATGAAGTTAGAGTCTTTAAATTCAATTCTAAAGCAATTGAGGAAAGACTTATAACCATAGATTATGCCATAAAACGAATTGCTTGGCATAAAAACAATAATCTATGGGATCATATGAAAGAATATTATGATGAAGACGGTGCTGAAATAATATGCTGATAGATAAATATACTAAACATAGTATATTTTCACTTCCTCAGATTTTCGGTGATATTTTAAGTAAACGTGACTTGGATGATAGTGAATTTGTTAACATGTATATGAATGATGTTAATAATCCACTCCTTTCAAGTCACGTTTTTTTAGTATTTCATAATATAAAGCCTTATTTGTTAAATATATTAAAACAACATCATTTATTTCATTGTAGTTATACTATAACTATGAATAAAATTAAATATACAGTTTTAGCTTTTAATAGGGCTTACTGTATACATGTCATAACTAAAAAAATTGAGTATGGTTTATACAAATCACTTGGTTATGAAACAAAAATCAAGATATTGAATTTTTGGAATGCTGGAGTAAATGGTAAATTACATAAGTATTTGTTTGATGAAAATACTAAGACTATAAAACCACTAAGTGAAAATATTACACTACAAGACACAATAAAGCCCCAATAGTATAATACTAAAGGGGCTTCTTATTGTTGCCTTTAAAAAATTTAGGGCCGTAGACTAAAAGATTGAAATCAAATTATCATAATATTCTAATTTAGATCTTGGATCTTTTGCTTCATATATACTCCTTAAAGGAGTTGCCTTAATTAAGGATCGTTGTAATCGGTTCAGACCTCTATATGGTCCTTTATTTATTTCTTCTGTAGGATCTTGCAAAGCTACTGTAGTTAAATCACCCCAGTACCGTAACGTAGACCATGCAGCAGTAGGAGTATTAAGCATGTTAAACACTTCAATGGGTAATACGTTACCACGAGTTTCCAAAGAGGCTCTTAACGTAAGATATGCGGCTTCCTGTTTCCACCAGTTATCTCTATCTTCATCTGCCATAGCACGTATTACGGAAGAAATCAACCAGAAACCTAAAGTAGAAAATAAAAATTCATATGTAATTCTTTTTAAGCAACCTTTTTCATAATCATCTAATTCATCATAATGATCTTTGTACAGTTCTCTTAATTGATCTATTTTACTTTTGTCAAAGTAATGTCTTTTTATATATTCATAAGCTGCCGGTATTTGTGCCTCACTCCACATACCAGTAGAATAATTGAACTGTCTCTTAGTTAAGAATTTAGTTTGTAAGTTAACCAATATAAAGTTACGATAAATAAGTAATAATTGACCAATCAAAGTAGAATGTAATTTTGATTTATCTAAATCAGTTAACTGAGTATCGATTCTAGTAGCAATTTGTTTAGTAGTGTTCTTGATTCTATTTAAGGTTTTCTCATCCACTATCTTAGCATACTCTGGTCTTACTACTAATTGATTATCTTTAACTTCAAAAGCATCAAAGAATGTGATGTTTAATGCTTTCCAGGCAGCTATACCTTTTTTCTTATCTTTGAATTTTCTTAAGAACTGATTCTTATTTACAAATTTACCAGTTTCAGGATCATACTTATTAAAGAAAGCAACAGATAAAGCTAATTTACCTTTAGTAATGATATCACCTATTTCGTGGCCAAAATACCAGTAATGTTGATTCAAAGCCCTGAGTAATCGAGACTGATTTAATTTGCTAAATGTCTGTTCATTATCTCTAACTACACCTAAAAATTCAAGATAACACAATACCTTGTTTTTATTGTTAGCTTTACCTATATTTTTAATAGCATCTACATAAGCTGGTAACAAGGTTTTAGTTGCTTTAGCAAGTTCCTCATTTCCAAAGTAAATACCAGACATTGCTTCCAATCTATTTTGAATCTTGTTTGTAATCAAACCTGTTAGAATAACATTAAGATTCTGAGATATACCTTGGATTCTTGTATATGCCGCTAAGTTATTTACTAATTTATCAATACTTAATTTAACGTGTTTGCCTTTTGGTAGTTTTACATCAACTTCTTTAGCATCTTTTTCCATCCCATAAACAAAACGATCCATTAAGTCTTTCATTTTGTCATAAGTTTTACTTTCTACTCCAGATATTTTACCACCTTTTTTATCTTTAAAATCCATTCTACTAACGAAATCTAAAGCTAATTCTAATTCAGGAGCAGCTTCACTCATCTTTTCGTAGTTTACAGCCATTTTGTAGTAATGAATGATAGAACCTACTACATCGTTTGTAATTGCATCAGGATTATCCAGCATTTTAATATATCTGGTAGGTATTAATTTAACTAAAGATCCATCAGATCTTTTAGCGTTTTCTATCATATATCTGTCATCATCGTCTTTTACTGTATATAAATCCTGTGCAGCGTAAGCTATACCTTTTAAGAAGTTATCTTTACTACGGATTTGAGTCCATGAGCCCCCTTCAATTTGAGGTAATTTATATTTATTAGCGTATCTTAAGAATCCAATTTTAGAATTAGATAAATCCATAACATCCACTAAAGCGTCATATAATGCTTTTAATTTAGGATCACTTGTAATCTTTTTGTAAGCAGCACTATTATCAAAGTATTTAGGATTTGGTATTACAGTTTCACCACGATCTTCATACTTAGTAAATCTAGGATCATAGAATGGAGATTCCCTATCGATTTCTGCCCAAGATTTGTTAGGTATTCTTTCTACATATTTTGATTTAAATTCATCCTTTGGAACTAATTTACGCCAGAAAGAAGCTGGTACAACGTCACCTCTAGAAGTGTATCTAGCATTTACAGAGAACCACGCATTAAATGCAGCTTCACCCTGTTTTTCCATACGTTCGTATTCTTCATAGAATTTAGGGTTGATATCCCATTTAGCTATCTCCATTACTCTAGATTTCTTTGATTTATCTCTGTTAGCAATAGCTTCATCGGATATCATTACGTCATATGTATTTATCATAGACTTAACATTCTCAGGCATAGCATCAACGTTGAATATACCGTCTTCTCTAGCATACAATTTCAAGAGATTCTTTCTAGCATTTTCATATAATATCTGATTATCAGATTTAGTTAGATTAGAAGATAACATTTTAATATCTTCCCAGAATTCTTCTTTGATTCTTTCAACAGAGTTTCTCTGCTCCCATTTCTTGAATAATTCTGGAGAAAGATTCTTCTTAGCAGCTGCTTTAGCTTTGTTGTACTTTTCCATATTAGGCTTATAGTTCAACTTAGTTCTAAGCTTTTCATTATATTGCTGCATTTCTCTAGCTATCTCCAAATCTAAACCAGCTTTTGTAGTACCATCTGCATAGAATGGGTTTGCTAAATTACGTCTACTATTCTCCAATTCCTGTAATTTACCATAATCTTCATCAGATAATAATTCTCTATGTACATCACCACTTTCATCTCTAGTGTTATTGAGAAGCAAATTAATTTCCATATTAATTGTATCTCTTCTTGTTCTAGCTTCTTCACTAAGACTATTTGTTAGTTCATAATACTCTGGTACAAATCTACGAATACTGTATTTAGCGTGCCATTTATTGTTTTCAGTGTTCCAAGTCTTTAATTGTTCTTTATTCAATAAACCTGGTACTTCGGATATATCTTTATCTCCAAAACCTAATTTATCTGCTAAATCTCTTTGATATTTGAAAAGCTTCTGATAATGTTCACCGTAATTCAAATCTCTAGTCATAAACCCTGTTTTATGACCATCTTTTGTTTTCTCATGGAAATAAGCCAATTTAGCTTTATCTACTTGATCTAGTAGATTTAATAGTTCTTTACCTTTGATTCTCTCTTCATCCGCCACGGCATTCTTAACAGCGATTATTTTATTCATCATAATCCTAACTAATTCACTATTGGAATACTGTGTACTACCAACCCATTGGTCCCACAAATTGATATCTAAATCACCTTCTTCTAATATGTTTTTTAATTGTTCTATAGTGTATGAACCTGCTTTTGTAGCTTCTTTAATAAAGTTATCTTTAGCAATTATATCAACTACATTATTGAAATTTCTAACAAGTTCTGCATAATTGCCCATGATTCTTTTTAATGCTACTTTTGTATCATTAATCAATTGTTCATTATTGAAATAATCAAAAGTAGTATCATCGTCTAACATGTTTTGCAAATTAGTGGCAACGTTATTGTAAAATCCTATATAACCTTTTTTAATTAAATCTAATTCGGCATTAGAAATCTCATGATCATTACCATATTTAGCAGCTTCTTTTACTCTAGATAATATTCTTAAAGTTTCATCTAATGCAGAATTGATATCTTGATCCATATAATCTATGAATTCTAAAGTAGCTTTATCATTTTCTAATTGATTTAATCTAAATTCTAAAGCTCTCAGTTCATCTAGTTTGTTTGGATCTGTATATTTAGAATATTGGATATCTTTCATTCTACGCTGTATAGAGAACATTAACTTAACATATACATTATTGATAGAAGTTGGCACAAATGTGGGTTTATTAATGGTCTCATTAGCTTTCAAAACAGCACTTACAGAAGCTTCTCCTTTACTTACATTTTCTGGAGTAAACTGATTGGAGAATACAATAGATTTGGCTTTAATTGCTTTTACAGCATCATTTTTGTAATGCTTCAACAAGTCATTAAATAGTTTAGAAGACTCCCCATTGGGAGTCTTATCTAAGCCATATCCATTGTTTTCTGAAAGAACATAATATGCAGCATTCTCACTGCCTAATATTTCTGTATACTCTTTAAGTAAAGCTGCAACTTCTGGATTTTTAATATTTAAACACTGCATAATTATTCACATTCTTTTTTACGTTGTTTACCCATTTTATCTAATTCTTCCGTAGCAGAATCATTCGCTGCTTGTTTCAAGTCAGCTGCAGTAGCAGATACAAATTCTTCATCTAAATCATAATCCTCTACTACTTGTTGTTTTGCTTTTTCTAAAGTCTGAACCATTACATAGTTCTTTGCTCTAGATACTGCTACATACTTCAATTCTTGTCTTACTTCTTGACCGTTTTTATCATTAAACCCAAAAGTATTTATACTACTGTCGTTAATTAAAACTTTACTATAAGTACCACCTTGAGATTTATGAATTGTGTGAGCATATCCGTAATCAAACGATTTTCTAAGCTTTAATCTACCATTAGCGTCTTTGATATCTCGCATAGTGTGAATTTTATTTTGTATCCTATTAATTTTTTCAACAACAGATCTAGCTGCAGTTGGATTCCCACTAGCTAATAATTGTTTACGCATACTCCACAAAGTTTGTATATACTCTTGAACTTTTATGATATTTTCATCTGTTTCAAAATTAGATACTACATCAATAGTAAACGAAGAAGCAGAAGTATCTATTGCATCTTTGAGAGTAACTTTATATCCTTCCATATTTATATTTTCTTTTTTGTCCGGATAAGCTAATTCAATATGAATAGTAGTGGGTTCAACATTTTGCACAACATAGTCACCACTATTCATTAATTTATATTTCTTTCTCAAAGAATCATATTCTCTATTAGAATAACCCATTACAAGTTCTCCTTCATACAGTTGCGCTGGTCTTCTACCGTATAGAATTTGTCTTATTGCAGAGTTATAAGCATCTACAGAAGCATTTGTTGCAGCCAAGACTCTAAAATATAGAGGATCTTGTGAATCTTTCATTTCTTTTAATGAAGTTCTAACAAATTCTCTAATTCTAGTTTTATCTGATGAGTATTCAACCCCTTGACCATTAGGAGCAATATCTGTTTCATAGCTAAAGCCTTCTCCATTTCTCACTCTAGTAGATTCTTTTAATATAGGATTATCCCCAGTTCTTTCTACTTTGGTTAATTGTAATTGTACACCATCATTTCTAAATACTTTAGATATATTATTTGCTTTTACTGGTCTTAATTGACCTTTATCTCCCATAAATATAATCTGAGCTCCTTTTGCTGCAATTTGTTCAAGTAAGAAATCATACAAACTGTCTTGAATCATTGAAGCTTCATCAACTATGACTATTGCGGCAGGTTCTATTTTAACCTCAGCCACTTGTTCAAATTTCAATTTGTGTAGATCAAATACATCTTCAGTAATATCAAAATCAGGACGCAATCCCAATAAACTTTGAAGTGTAACTACTTTTGCGTTTGGAGTTTTCTGTCTAGTCACAGCATTTGCTCTATGAGTTGGAGCTGAGAAAATAATATCTGCCTGTATTCTACGCTTCAAATATTCATTAAATATACCCATAATAGTAGTCTTACCTGTACCAGCATAACCAGACAAAGTAATAGATGTATCATCTCCATTAACAAATGCTTCTAACTCTTTCAAAGCAGATTTCTGTTGATCATTCAATTCAAAATCTAATTTAACCTCTAAACCGTCATCAAAAGTATATACATATTTATCTTGTATTTGCTTAGTTTCTTCAACAGCTTGTTTTACTTCTTCTACTTTAGGTAGAGCTTCTGTTAAACCTACTTGATTAGCATATTGTTGAAGTTCATTAAATTGAGTAGTAGTCTCTGAAGGTTTTACCTCCTCTTGTGCATTCCTCAATTCTTCTCTTACTTCCATTAATATTCTTGGAGATTCTGTACCCCATTTACCTTTATCTTGAGTGTGAGTAAGAATCGCATCACCTGTGGATAATAATCTTTGTGCTGCAATTCTACCAGCACTATCTTCATCTGTGCTAAAGTACACTGTTCCATCAGAATTAATGACATTTTGTTCAGTTCTTGGCAAATAGAATTCTTTACCTTTTTTACCAGCTTGTAATTCAGGAGCTATTTCAGTTACACCAAACTCTTGTAGACTAATATTCGGTCCATTCTCGGTGTAGTAGCCTGGAGTAGTAGTACCACCTGTTTCTAATCCTAATTCTTTACCTATTTCCAAACCTAAACGATCTATACCTGTTTGACCACCAGATATTATCTTTGTAGTGGGGACTGTAGTGGCATCAGAAGTTCTTAGTTTAGTTAAAGGTTTTGTAACCATTACTTTAACAGATTCATCTCCACGTTTCCATTCAATAATATCACCAACCTTGGCTTGCTTCCAGTAATCTAGATGTCCTTGTGACTCATATCTTGTAGTTGCGGTTCTCTCACCATTCTTAATTGCTTCTAATGTTGATTTGGATTTTAATTCTGATCTACCATTTTCTCCATAATCGAATGTCATATTACCTTTGAATTTAGCTGGAGCAGTTTGATCAGGAGCTAATTCGTATTCAATTTGCCACGCTTCATTTATTTTTGGTAATACTTTGGAATTAAAGTATTCAGTAGACCAACCTTCTTTTTGAGACCAAGTTTCGGCAAGATTTGTTTCTTTTGCTTCAGTAGGTACTTGTTTCTTTGTACCGTATTCAAAATTATCAAGATACTGCTGATAAGCTTCTTGAGATGCAGCTTCACCATTTCTTGATTGATAAGTCTTAGACCATTCTTGATAAGCTAAAGGTTCAATATTCTGTAAGTCAACGTTTTCAGTAGCTACAGTCTGTAAAGCATTTTCATTGAATTCTCCAGCTTGATTGAATATCTTAGTCTGTAAACTAGCTTTGACAGGAGTTAAATCTTGTACATAAGTTATAGCTTTAGATGGAGTAAAATCCAAACCGGTAGGTACTACATTATTATAGCCTACTGAAGATTTCTTAAAACCAAATTCAACAAGTACGTTACCCTTATAACTTAAACCTTTTTTATTAATTAATTGATATACTGGTACTTTATTTTCATCTATACCGATGTATTTGTATAAGAAAGTAGTTCTAGGATCATTATTCTTATCTAATTTAACTTTCTTGTAAAGATAATGTATAGGATTACCAGCTTCATTATAACCTACAATGCCCCTAAATTTACTAGATTCATCATAGATTATAGACGGTATCTCAACTTGTTCTCCTTTCTTATTGGTTACAAACAATCCACTATCATCGTGAGCTACAGGTCTGTATACTGCTCTACCTTCTTCTTCAATAGTTTCATAGCTAGAATCCAATTTGTAGTATTCAATAGCAGGAACTACATGATCATTCCACCACAGATTTTTAATTACCTCTTGTAAATCTATTTGGGATATAACATTTTCAGGATGTTTTTCCAATTCTCTAATATAATCAAAATACCCTATTTCTTCTCTTATGGAGTTAGGAACATATCTAAATATATTATTTTTACCAAAAGCATCTCCAGAAGTATAGAAAGAATATATTGCAAGATCTTTAGCAAATTCTCTTACTTCTTTATAATCACTTTCGTAAAGTTCTTCCCAAGCACGAATTATTTCATTTTCTAAATTATTATCACCACTCTTATTGGGTTTATATGCAATGAAATCAGGTCCTTGTAATGCTGCATCATCTTCTTTAGGTCTACTAAAGATATTGTTAATCAGCACATTTGAAAAACTACCGTCACTCCCAAGTAATGAAGGATATTTACCTTGTAATATATCAGATTTAAGTCTATCCAATCTTCTAGAAATACTATCCTTACCAAACAGCATACCACGAAATCCCATTTGATTATCTTTAACATACTGATTAAAGAATTTAGTCTTATAGGATACTTCCATTGCTCTAGTGATGTTGTTAATATATGTATCATCACTTATTGCATAGCCTTTGGTATAGTATTCAATTAATGATCGTAAGGTTTCAAATTCTGGAGTAAGTCTAATCATGACATTCTGGAATGCATTTCTAGGAAATACTAATCCATCGATCATTTTCTTACCCAAGAATGTATTAGTAAACACTTTCAAAGGATTGTTGAAAACAGCCTGTTCAGTCATATACTGTTTCCATTTATCCAAGAATGCGCTTTGTAAACCAAAGTTATTACCAAATCTCTTAGTATCGATCTGAGATAAGTTAGTTAATTCTGACAAACTCTTAGAAAATGGAGTTAATTCTTCATAAGCCTTAAGAATTAATAATTGATTATAGTACCAATCAAAAGTTTCAGTTTTCTGCAATTGTTTTCTAAGATGTGGTACAGTAAACATAGTTTTTCTTTGATTAGTACCTACACCTTTATCCTTAAGATAGTTCAGAAGATTCTCTTTCTTACCACCGGATAACTCTTTTGCTTTCTTATAGTAATCGTTCCAAATTTTAGTAAATGCTAACCTTTCAGGATTTTTACCAGCAGGTATTTCAACGCCGTAAAAACCAGAATATTTATCATATTCAGTTGCATAGTCTTTTAATATCTGTTGAGGTAAGAAATAGAATGTACTTTCACCTTTACCACTTCTAATTAAGAAGTTAGTCATGTTAAAAGTTAATTTACGTACATTCAAACGAATAATATACGGGTCTTTAGCTACGTCTACGTGAGCATTAATCAAAGCAGATAACCAGTCTAAAACATTGATCTTATTTGTATCTTCACTTTGAATGTGATGCAAATCACGTATACCATAATCGCTCAATACTTTATTTGGTTTGAAATTCAATTTAACTAATTGAGTTAACACTTGATGAGCATTAGCTAATGCAAACGGACCAATACCAAACTTACCACCATTCAACTCAGCTTTAGTTCTACTTTGGAATGCTGGAGTAGAGAAATATAATTGAGATTTACTAGTTCTCTTACCTTGACCAGTTAATTTATCAACATCCTTAAGAATCTTATCTTTCAGATAATCTGTCACAGTATCAAGAGGCTGTCTAGCTTCTGCAAAGTTCATAGGATTGCTAATTACTGACAAATACATATCAAGAAGCATGTTTTCATTTGCTTCTCTACTATTTGCTTCAAAATCAGTTTTACCATTGTATCTCTCATAAGCTTTTCTTACTACAGTTTCATCATCTAAACCAGTAGCTTTCAATCTCTGAACATACTGATCTTTTGTTTCGAACTTGATTCTATTACCATTATTGTCATAGTTATATCTTGCTATAAATAATTTATCAATCGCTTGTACCCACTGTTTCCAGTGGGGCTAGACTATATCTTCACTTTGATAGTGCTCCCCATTTCGCCTTTCGGCTACTCTACTTGCTTCTTCGATCATTTTTTGATCTATGCGTTCGATAGTCGTTGAACTTTCCCCTATACGGGGCTTAGCTGCTGATTGTCCAATCTCATTGTTTTTCAAACATTCGCACATATCTTTTCAGATTATGCTGTAGTAAATGAGCTCTAAGGGGTTTCCAGCAATTAAAGGAGTTTTACTTCAACTATGTTGTTAATCGAAGTCTGACCCAGTAAGGGCTGTAAATTCATCAGGAAGAGTAATAGTATCACCAATCTGTTCAGGATAAACGTCCACCACTTTTAAAGCTGCTGTAGAAGCTTGACCCTGTGCAGGGATACGATAACCCATAGCTATTGCCTTTGTATCTGGACCAATTATATCGTGGTTTATTAACCACGCTTTAGCTTGACTGAAAGTCATTTTATCATAATTAGGTATGATGTGTTTCAATAAGTTAATTGATATAACACAATCCATACTACCATCATTGTTAACAAAATTAAGCTTTCTTACATTGTTGGCATCAGATGTTACAGCTAATCTATTGTATAAGATAGAAGACATCTGAATGAACATACCACCAGGTAGATTGGTATCTACTATGGCTTTGTTCAACATTGATATGAGACCACTTTCAATCCAAGAGTTATCAGACAAACCTGAAATAGGAGCATTAGTATTGCCATCTTCTACAGTAAGACCATTCAAAACATTATCGTTCATGTTTGAATTTTCTGCTTTTCTCTTAAGAATATTGGCAAACTTAACAATACTAGCTTGTGGATTATTGGCATCAATACCGAAGTCTTTTTCTATACTCTTTCTACCAAATTCAGTAATAGCGTTATGAGCTCCATTAAAGTTATCAATAACCTCTTGTCCAGAGTAAGATACACCATCAGGAGTAGTATATGTCCAAGCTGTTCTAATGTTACCCATAGCTGCTTTCTGAGCCTGAGATACAAACATCTGTCTATCTGCGTGGTGTGGATCTGTTACCAACTGACGTCTAAAGTTAACCAAAGATTGCTTATGTGTAGGCATATTCATTAAACCTTCTACGTCTACCTTGGTATTTGATTTATCTGTGTAAATCTTAGATTTAACTTCTTCAACTCTTTGACCAACTTTAACTGCAGATTCAAACGCAAGCATGTGTATGTTTCTAGCTTGCATTACCTTTAATACTTCTCCCATATCCCCTGTAGAGAATATTCTATGAACTGGGAACATAGCCATTTTGTCAAATACGGGTATGTCTCTCTTTGCATTTACATCATAATGATCGCCGAAATACATTAACTTCAAAGGTTTTAATGTAACGGCTAAGGCTTCATTATAAGTATCTGCATCAGCTTCATAATCTGTTTCAGGGTTATTCAATATATCAAAAGCTTTAGCTACTTCAGGAGTCCATCCATCAATTCTTCTAACTAATTCTTTATAGAATTCAGGAGAGATAAGTACTGTAGCATCCGTTTGGTTTACTTTGGTATAACCACCAAATTTACTATCAACTACAAGATTAGCAGCATCTTCAACGTCTTGGGGCAATGCTTCACCACTCTCATACATTGCAAGAGCTTCTTCTTGAGTCATATCATGCATTTCCTGTAACAGTCTTACTGCAGCTGACTTTTTAGCAAATTCATTGATTCTATCAAGCTGTCTACTAGGTATTACATTATCTGATAAAGTACCTACATTAACTTCAGTTAAGTTTGATAATTCATTACCTTCTCCATAATCTATTCTAGGAGTAACACCAGTTGACAATACCTCACGAAGACGTTTAATTTTATCTACAGGATCTTTATAATATGCAGGATCTTTAATAAATAACTTCTCAAATTCTATTACTGAGGATATAGTATTAGCAAAATAGTTTGCCATTAACTCTGTAGCAGCTAACTCTTTGCTGTATTTTGATACCTCTTGACGTTTTTTATAGTGATTTTCTGCATCATCCAATGCCTTTTGAGGAAGCGCTAAGCTCTTTACACTAGCAAAATCCTTACCATTCCAATCAATTATACCTATTTCTTTTGCATAATCCAATTCGTCTTTAAAAGCATCTGTTAAATATTCATTCATTAACAAAGCTTTATCAGAGTTACTCATCTTAGCCCAAGCTGCTTTTATTTGATTTACTACGGATAATGCTAAGTCACTACCACCAATGTCTTCAGCAAGTTTAAGAGCTTCATTGAAATTAGAGAAATCATCTACAAATTCAATACCACCTAAAGTTGGTTGTTCTTTAAGTTTAAAGAACCCGTTGAAATATCTAAATCTGTAACCATTTCTATTACCAATATCATAGTTCTTTACTTTTTGTTCCTTTGTCAGATTACCTTCATTCTTATAGTTGAATTCAATAGTATCTAATTCAGTTTCAAAGTAATTAATAAATCTGGTTAATACTTTGGCATTAAATTTAACTTGATTGTTAGTAGTATCTAAAGGTTGATTGAAATTGTTGATAGCTGTGCCATATAAAGTATTATATGTCTGAGAGTCACCCATAGTAGGTAAAACAATTCTACCTTTCTGAGTAAGTGTCATTTTAGCAATATAATCTTCCAATGGTGAGATTTCTGTATACTTACGTCCTTTATCACCACTACCCTGTTCCTTGAAATAAACCAAAGTTTCAACACCTATTTTACCAGATGCGGTAGGATTATTATAAAGATTTGTAAGTAAATAGGAACCTTTGAAATAATTAGGGTTAGCATTGTTACCAGTATTATATAATACCTTAGTAAGAGCTTCTACTGTAGCTGGATCATTATCAAGATTCTGAACCATATCTGTTAAGTAGTTATGATCAGATATAGGATATAACAACTTACCATCAGTAGACAATACAGACAACTCATCTGAGTTAGGATGTGTCATACCATACGTTTCAGACAATCTACCTAAGAATTTAGAATCATCATAGTATCTGCTGATATGTCTATTGAATGTGCCGGGTACGTTACCAGATGGTTCAATCTTCAGTACATCTTTTAACTTATTGCTGAATAAGAATGATAAACCAGCATTACTACCATCAGTAAACAGGTTTACTAATTGTTCTGCAGTGTTTGGATCATAGTATTCTTTAATCAAGAATGAGTTTAATGTAGCCATATCCACAGATACACCTGCTCTACCTAAAAGTGATAATATATGTTCCTTTATTTTGATGACATTAGCTTCTACATACTCTTTATAAGTCTGACCATTCTTAAGCTTAGCATTTGGTTTATTCTTATAATTCTTGAGTAGATTATTAATCTTGTGGTAATCATCTAATAATAATTCTACATTGGTTTTATTATCAGTGGTTTTTAATGTGTAATTATTACCATCAAAATTTATTAACTCAGTCATCCTAAGTAAACCATAATTCCAACCTTCGATTATATTCTTAGAAATCTTATTTGCATTCTCATCCTTTACATACAAGTTAGTCTGATCATTACCATTAGTATTCTCAATCTTTTCAGACAAGATACCAATAAGTTTATGTTTAGCTTTTCTAAAGGTATTTCTAAATTGAGTCTGTAAATTCTCTCTAGCTATTACTTGGGCTTCTGATTCTCCTGGAGCAGTCTTTGATATCTTATACAATTCTCTGTACAATGTGTCAAAGATAGGTAATGATTTTGCACATTTAGCACACTTATTCATCATACCTTCAAACGTATTCTCTGAATGCAATTCATTGATAATGGTATTCCACGTAGAATCAAAATCAACCATAAGAGGTAATCCTGTAACAGGACTCAATACAGTTCTAGTTTTCTGTACTTTTGTAATGGTACCATCTTCTTTCTTAACTTCTGCCTCATAGAATTCTCTTTTAGGCATAGTAGCAATGAAGATTTTAATAGATGCCAAAGCATTATCTTTTACTGAGGTTTCTAATGACTCACGGATATATGTAGCCATTTGATCTCCTACAGCAGAACCTTCAGCTTTTTCATCTATTTCTTGGTCGATGTTTTCCTGTTTGTCTACAGCTCTGATTTGATATTCATTCAGTTTCCTTATAATTGCTGGTAAGAATACACTATCAAAGGTTTCATATATTTCTTTTCTAGCCTCTCCTTGTTCTTTGGTGATCTTTCCGTTTTCTACAAGTTTATCTGTCAAAGAAGGTTCCAAGGCACTCTTTAACAAACTATAATTTAAACCTGTTAAATCATCTCGCATCTTTATGTTATTCAAAGTAAACAAAGAAGCAACTAATGAATTAACACTTTCTTTAAATTGTGTATTTGTAATGTTCTTAAAATTATGACCACCCAACTTAAATGGAGCTCCTGCACCTTTATAAGCATTTAAGAATTCCTGTACAGCTGCAGAATTCTGTTTAGATCTACTATAGTATCCTGTATTAATTCTATCAAAGATGTTATCAATAGTAGTATCAGTTCTCCAAACCCATTTACTAATAAAGTTTTTAATTGCTTTCCAAGCTCTTTTAACGATATTTAAATCAGGTTCAGCCTTATTCAACATGTACTGTCTAAAGTCTTCTGCAAGAGCTTCTTCAACATCTTTATCAGTACCGATTAAACCAGTTCTGTTTCTATAAGCTTCGTATATTTTACGACGTTCTTTAGGTGAAATAGTTAACAATGAGATTCTATGATACGCTTCATGATATAAAGTACCAGTTTCTGCACCTTTCCACAGTAATGTAGAATCCTGCCTAACAAGACCCATAGCATACACATTGTTACCTAGTGATATAGCATCATCTACTATTGTAAGAGAATCGCTTTGGAAACCTAATTTCTTTTTGAACCATTCTATTTCCTCGTTAGACACCTCTTTAGTTACTTTACCAGTAAGACGTCTCATAGGAATATCAATGTCATCGTCTTCTATAGCAAACGGGTCAATTGTGCCATTCTTGGTAATTTCATTAATCTTTTTTGATTCTTCTGTTAATTCTTCTGGCTCTACTGCAGAAGTACCTGTAGGGATATTGGCTATATTTTCAACCTTATTTTTAGTTTCTTCAACTGCCTTATCACTTTCTACTTTCTTAGATATAGTTTGAATATCGTCCGCATAAGCAAAAGAATCTTTGAACAATTGATCTTGTAAATCACTCTGGATTAAATCGTTTGTAACAAACAAACCCATTGTATACAAAGGGGTATGTTTTGTATTACCTAAGAAATCCTCTCTACGTAACATTATTCCAGGAATAGCTTCTTCCCATATATAAGAACTGTTTTTTGTAAACGCTTCTTTTAAGGAAGGTAAAGCATCACCTATAGGACTAAAGAAATTTTCTCTATTAGCTCTCCAGTGGAATCTCATCAAATCGTTAATAAGATCTTCCTTAGCTTGAGAAGACATATTACCTACAGGATAAGATTTTTCTCCTACTACAAGATCACCTTTTTCATTTACATAAAGCTGTTTCTTTTTCATCCAATTGAAAGTAGGAATATTGGATGTAACTCTGGTTTTATCACCAAAGCGAACCATAAAGTCAATCAATTCCCCAGCTACAATCTCTGTATTTTTGTAGTAAGACTCAGGAGAAGCTCCATAATTCAAAAGTAAATCTGCAAGAAACTCAGCTTGTTTTCTATCAAATCTTTGTAAATTAACTTGTACAGGTATCTCTGAATTATTAAGTGTACTAGATTTGGGGGGATAGATAAATAACTGACCACTACCACCAGTACCATTCAATATTTCACCACCAGCGCCAAGAATCAAACTGTCAGAAATAATACCATTACTGATACCAAAGGTTACATTTTCTGGAGTAATGTCATACACATTGGATGGAATTGCAAAACCTTTTACTTCTTGTACAGGTCTGAATACTGCCTTTTGACCATTTCTATTTACATTATATCTACCTCTAGTTCTACTGATAGTACTTGGTACAATAACTTCATTCTCTGTCTTATTTTCAATGGCAGTAATGATTGCGTTTCTAAAAGATTTTAAGTCATTTATAGAAACTTCATTAGCTTGTTCAATTGTATTAAGCTCTTCTGCTGTAGCACTATTACGAATGCCTGCAATATCTGCATCAAATTTAATTCTAGCTCCTTTAGGAGTCTTAAGTGCTAAAGCATACTTACCTGTAGGATGTTCTACACTTAATATGATAGAGGCACTATCGTATGTAGTCTTATCACCTTTTTTGTATGGCTTGCTACCTTTTTCAGTGTAAGATTCATTGATAATAAATTCACAGAAACTGTCTGTAAAGAAATTAGGATCTTTGATTCTCTCTGCTAATTCTTTACCAGATTTATAACCCGGTAATATAGGAGTAGTAGAATCTGGTGAGAAGAACAGTGTATGTGATACGGTATCTTTAGCTAATTCTTCTACTTCTAAAGAATCTTCATATTCTCTAGATTCAGAATCCATATCTGTTTTACTGTCATGTTTCTGTTCAGTAGCTAATTTCTTTTTAGCCTGTTCAACTTTCTGTTCTACAATAATATCTGGAGTAATAGTATCTACTGTTTGCGATACCTTTTTATCTTCATCTGTAGCAGCAGCTAAAGGATCTGCATCAGCATTGGCAGCTGCTCTCAAATCTTTATCTGTAGCAAAAGCAAACTCTTCATCCTCTTCTTCAACATCTTCTACTACTGGAGCTTTTGTCTTACTTTCTTCTGCAATCCTTTTACGTTCTGCTTCAAATTCTGCAGCTAGTTCTTCCAAACTCTTTGTAGGAAATTCTTCATCACGTTTAGTTGCTGGTTCTGTTTTTTCTTCAGGCTGCGTTTTAGGCGTTGCTTCAGGAACGGTAGGTTCTGGCGCAGGTATTTCTGTATTTACTTTGGATTTTGCTCTAGAATCCATTACAGGGGATTGTGGTTTTTCAACTTCTTCTCTTTGTACTTCTGGAGCAATTTTACTTGCTGCTACAGTTTCATTGTTGTCTGTACCATTATCAGCTACTTCTTTTTCTGTAGAAGCAATATCTTGTTCAACAATCTGCTTGGCGTTATCTTCTGCAATTCTACTAGATTCATCTGAATTATTCAGGTAGTTCTCAATTCTCTTTTTGATATTGTTTAATACCTTTTTCTTTGATTTATCTGTAGCTTTGTCAAAACTAGTAAGTTTGCCATCTTCCAGAGTATTACCGAATATCTCATTCATTTTATGCTCTGCTACCAAAGCATCATGCTGAGCTAACATTAAGTTTGCATAGCTATCTACACCTGTCTGCATGACATGAGGGGCAGCTACAAAATCTGTACTAAATTTTGTATCAGCAGCCACTTGAGCCAATTGACTATCAATGTTTTTAATGGCCTTTGGTATAGTCTTTAGAATAGATTTAGCTACAGAATTATCACCATTAGTAATACCAAATTTAGATTTACCATCTTCTGCTGGAGCTTCAATTGCATTTTTTAATTCCTGCAGAGCTTCTTTCTGTACATTTAGTTTAGTTAAAGTAATAGCTGCTAGCTTTTCTTCTGGAGTGTAATTACTCAATAAAGCATCTTCAGAAAGATCTGCATACAATTTATTATCTGCATCCTGAGCTGCTTTTGCATTGTTTACAGCTTCTTGTAAATCTAATTGAGCTACATGCTGTAAACCAATTAATGTATTATATTCTGTAGTACCTGCAGAATAACCTAACTGTTTACCAATGTTCTTAGTAGTCTTAGACTTAGCTAAGTTAAATACATTATTCGCAGTTTTGATTTCAGCATTTATATCTTCCTCAGTAAGACCATCAGGCATATGATATTTAAAATTCTCTAATACTTCAAGTACACTATCTTTGTAATTGAGCATAGATTTTGATGCTCTGTCTGCGTATGTCACAGCTTTATTCATAGCATCTTTCTTAGCTATGTTATCTGCTACCATATCTCTAACAAACGTATTGGCAACGAAGTCTTTACGCATATCAATACCAGCGTGATATGCAGTAGTAGGACCACCTAAATACATACCTAATGCAAAACCACCTTTTACATCATTCCAGAATTGAGGATCATTAGCTAATTCTGATTCAGTATCTATTCCTGATAAGATCTTTGCAGTACGATAATTAGCTTCAGCTAACCCAAGTAATGATGAGAATACGCCAGAAGAATCTTTATCATACTGATTATGAATGTAATCGTAGTCAAATATATCCTGATTACCTTCTTCAAAAGCTTCACCAGTAGCAGCAAAACCCATACGAGCTAGAGCTTTAGCACCCTTGCTCAACATGTTCATTTTAGGACTATTATAAGCCAATCTAGCATTAAATCCAGTGTAAGCATCAATAAGCTTATTGTAGTTCTTAGTAGCAGTGTCAGACAGTTTAACTAAAGGTTTTAATGCACCTGCTATAGGTTTAGTTATAATCTTACCCATAGCCTTACCTAATGGAGCAAATATCAAAGCTGATTGTGCTACATCCATTGCAGACAAAGCCATGTTATTATTGTAAACATTTTCTAAGCCATTATCTGCTGAATCTTTTAAAGAGTTTAGAACTTCATCGGAGATTTTAATCTCTCCAGATAAAGTTCTATCTATAATTTCATCATCTGAAATCTTTGTAACATCTATATTAGGATTCTGTTGTTTCAATTGATCTCTACCCATTTGAACATAATCCTGGATAGATACACCTTTACTTTCAAGATCCTTTTCAATTTTAGAACGATAAGCTCCATATACTTGCGCTAATGATTCTCTATGTCTACTATAGATATTACCTGCCAAACTTATCGCTGCCGCAGTAATAGCTGATCCCCAACCAATAAGATTAGATACTGCACCAGCACCAGGAACAGCATTTAATGCACCAGTAGTAGCATAATGTCTACCGAGATATAAAGCACCTGTTGCTAATGCATCAGCCACATAAGAGCCAATTGTAGACATAGAAGAACCTGTTAAACCAGGACCAGCGTACAATATATAATCAGAATCATAGAAAGGCTTATCTTGAGCTTTTTGTTCTTTTATTTGAAATCTGGCAGAAGGTTTATACTTTTCAGATCTAGATGTAATAGAATCATAATAATCCTGAATATTCTTGTTTACTTCGGACTGTTCATTTACCCACCAGTCTCTTACCCCATTTAAGTATTCAATTCTCTTATCAACATCTGTACCTTCTGAATCATTGTACTTTGCTAATATTGCATTATACTTTTCAGAATTGGCTTCTAAATTGTTTTTAAGAATTTCATATTGCTGTAAGGTGTTTTGATACTCTTGAGAATTCTTATCCATAGTAGGTAAGACATTTTCAAGATTCAAAAGCATTTTCTTATCATTTAAATATTGTAATTCATAATCAATATCTTCAATGACAGGATTAATATCTTTTACTAATTTAGCTCTTTCAGACATCAAATTGATCTGATCTCTATTGTTAGCAAAAGTAGTCCAAGCATCTCTTAAATAACTCTTATCCTTTAAGGTTTCCTCTGGAGTTTCCTTATTTAACAGATATGCGTATTCATAATCATCTAATGGAGTTGTTTCTAAGTTCCTATCATAACCTGTTTTAATATTAGTGATAGGAGAATACTGAGCATTGACCGTATCCACAGCCTTACCTAATAAGGCTGCTTTGCTAGGTGTATTGTCAGTAGGATATTGACCTAATATAGATTTTTCCATATATTATTGTAATAAACTGTTTATTAAACTAGCATAAGCATCAGTAAATGATTGCTCATAATTATCATTCTGTAATTTTGAACCACCATGAATATCATTAACTTCTTGATCAAATGTCATTCTAGTCATACCATGTGGATCAATCGGCTCCATTGTATCAAATGTAAAATATTCACCAGTTAATGGTACATTCCCACCATAAGCATCATTGTAATCTTTTTTATCAATAGGCTTGACATTTAAACCTGTTTCTGCAGATATACCCATTGAATTACTAACCATAGATTTAAAACTATCTACATCATATCCAGCATTCTTAATAGCTTGTAAAGGTATTCTTACACTTACTCTCTGCATTAATTGAGGAATGCCATCTACCACTGATGACATGATTCTACCTCTAGGAGTTTTGATAACGTCTTTGAATACTCCAGATTTTAAATCTTCTGCAAAGTTTCTTTCTAATCCATTTGTAGTTTCTACATTGTATTTAATAGAAGGAACCTTCATGATTTTATTTACAAAATCAGTAGCTAATATTAAACCACCTGTGTCTGGTGTAACATATCCTTTAGTTACTGAACCGCCTAAATTAATATCAATTTCATTAGAACTCTTAACTTTATTGTAACTATTAAGAATCATACCAGAAGAAGGGTATGTAATATCGTTCAGTACTCTAGTAGCTGCATCGTAATACTGAGGTAATTTATCAGCTCTTACTCCAGTTTTAGGAAATATTTCTCCAGCTTTAGTTGCAAACAGGTTAGCAATATCATTAGCAGTTGCATCTGACATTTCTTTTCCATAATCCTTTACTAAGGAATTATATTCTTCCGGAGTAATATTACCAGACATTAAGGCTGATGCGGCTTCTTGGAATTTATTAGTTACAAATCTAGTTTGTGAATATACTGGACTATTTTCTAACTGACGTTTTTCAAATACTACTGCGTCATTATACAGCTTTTTATAAGCGTCAGGGTAATCTACAGATTCTTTTTCTGTACCTTTCTTTTTCAATTTAGCGGTTTCTAATGCTTGCTTATATTTCAACGCTTGCATAGCATAAGGATCTACGGTGGGGTTTTTACGAATGTATTCTTGATTATCTGTATAAGCTTTTTGCATGAAATCATTAGCTGCATCCTCTTCTGTTGATCCAGGATGATTTCTCATCCATGTTTGCATATGCATTTGTGCTTGTGGTGTAGATAATATTCCACTTCTATTAGCATCCAGTATGTCTTTAATTTGCTGTCCTGTAACACCGGTCCAAATAAATCCACCTTCTCTACCAAGATAGCTATCCTTCAAATTATTTACATATTCATTAGTTAAGTCTTTTATAGAAGAATAAGCTAAAGGAACTTCGTTGAATAAACCTGAAGTAGTAGTATCCCAGTTAGTAAAATCTCTATCATGCCATAGTGAATTATATTTGTCGTGTAGCATTAAAATTTGAACTTGCTTTGCATATTCATCAAAATTGGCAGCATTCTGTTTTAATGCAGAAAGTTTAGCTCTATCTACATTATTTATTGCAGATTGTAGAGCCATTTGCCATTCCATACTCTTTATTGCTTCTGGATTCTTAGCAGCTTGATCAATAATCGGAAGTACTTTACCTCTGGTTTCTGCATCCCAAGTCTGCATATCTTTCATAGACCTAGAACGAAATTCAGCCCATGAGTTTGCAGCAGTTCTATAATCTGCTAAAGCTTTGTCAACTCTTTCATTTGCCTGCTTACCCAATGTGTATAATTGTTCAAAAGGAATTGGAACGTAAGTGTCTATAAATTGCGCTTGTGCAGGACTATCATATCTATTTACTGCCATAATTATACTGTTAAACTATCAACTAAACTATTTACGGTACCATATCTTAAGAAATTCTGTAAGTAAGGTAATATCTGACGATCTCTACGTGCCTGATTACGCATCTTTTCTTTAGTCTGAGACCATTGACCCAATTGACCAGCAGCAGTGGCACCAAAATTTCTTGCAGCAGCTCTATTACGAGCGTTTAAGTCATTAGTAAGTACAGTATTCTGTACATATTGTTGACCTAAATTGTTCATCATATTTGCGTATTCGCCTAAATATTGATTATTAGCATTATCTCTATTAGCGTATACTGAAGCATTCTGAGCATATTCCCCAGTAGCTAATTGATTTCCATATGCTAAATTCATACCCGTGTTAGGATTGAGTTTAGCCATGTTATTACGAGCGATTGCTCTAGATCTTCTATTAGCTGCAAGAGTGGGTTCTATATTAAGTTTACGACTAGCCATTGCTCTATTAATAGCTCCAGTATAAGGATTAATAACCTGATCTTCTACTTCAGGTTTACGTCTACTTTGAACCCAATTGTATAACACAGGAGATAAACCAGACAGACTATCAAATGATGGTTTGTCTTTTGTATTGGAACTTTTAGGAGCCGCTGGAAGTCCTGCATTAATTTTTTCTGCAGTAGGTTTATTGGCTACCATACCCAAAGACGGTGCTTGTAATAATTCTGGAACAGGCGCTTTAATAAATACTTCGTCAGGTTTATTAGTAGGAATTTTAGATTTTGTGGATGTTGTCTTAACTGTATTTGTAGGTTTTGATACAGCAACTGCACCAGGTAATAGTACTTCAGGCAAATCGTATATAGGTTCATTTACACCTACAGGTATTGTCTCCCCAGTAATAGGGTTTACGCCTTGTGTAGGTACAGCTTCTCCATAAGGGGCTGCAGTCATACTAGAATTAGTAGAATTCCAATACTTTCTACTACCTAAACCACCTCGTTGATTTAAACCATTTATGTCGAATGCTTCATTCATTGCACTATTGGCAGTTGTAGCTTTTGTTGGTTCTGTAAAGAACTTTTTTAAAGCATCAGCATAAATACCAAAAGCTTCACCACTCAATAAAGGTATTTCTTTACCCAGTTTTCTAGATTTACCATCTGCATATGCCGGTATTCCTTTTACTTTGGGTTTAATACCTTTCTTAGCTTTAATTGCTTCTTGTTCTGTAAGCAATTGTTCATACATTGCATTTGCATTTATCTGATTTAATCTATCAGCATTGCGAGCAAATCTATCTTTTCCTTTACTTCCTTTAGTCATATTAACTAATTTTTTACCTTCTTGTGCAAACGTTTTATTTGTACCAGGTCTTTTGATTTTATCAGATAAAACAGAATCAAGATTAGAAGCATCTACTAAATGATTATCTGTACCTGGTTTACTATTAGGTACTTGTTCAATATTACCAAAATCGTCTCTTATTACTTCATTATTATCTACATAAGCTAAATCTGGTAATATACCACCATTTTCAAAAGTGTAAGCTAAAGAATTATCATCCCAATATTTTTGTTCAAGTGTAGCTGCATTACCTTTCCCCATTGCTATTTCTTTAGCATTTGCTTTAATACGTTTTTGCTTATTAATTGCATTCTTTCTAAAGATACCTGATACAAGGTTTCCAACACCACCTACAACTCCACCTACCGCTGTACCAATACCAGGAAGAATAGCAGAACCTACAGAAGCACCTTTGGCAGCACCTCCTAGAGCACTGCCAGCAATGTCTGCACCAGATCCTTCTTCTGCAAAGCCTTGTAAACCAGCTCCCAATATAGAAGCAATCTCTAAACCTTGATCTATACCAAAAGCGTAAGCTGGAACTTTCTTTTTGTTTATTTTCTTTTTCATATTATATCAATGAATATCTGTATGCTGTACTAATATAAGGAACTTTAAATGTATTACCACCATTACAATCATACTTATAATGACAGATTAAATATTTCCCTTTCATTCTATCTCTATAGGATTTGTTTACTAACTCTTCAGCTTCATTTAATTCTCTACTACTGCGAGGAATACAGAACTTGTAAGTATCTTCTCTATAATCTATATCATCCTGAGTAAGAGTAAAACTAGTTTGTCTTTTAGTTTCGAAATAGATATTATCAAAGTTAGTATCGTAAGTAAAGTCACCGCCATATTCGACATTATCAAATGTTTTAGTTTGAGGGTACTTATCATTTACTATAAATCTAACATAAGATATTTTATCTTTGCCAGTAAACATATCTAATTCGTTACCTGAATTATACTTATATACCGCTAAATTCTTATATATCATTAATTTATCTGTAAATTCAGCATACCAATCAGGTCTATAAGTATAGAATGAAGTAAAAGCTCCAACTTGTTCATTAAATACTAAAGTCTTATCTTCTAGAGTAAGAAGAACTTCATTATATTTTTTATCATATACAGATATAGGATCATTTGTAATTATATCCTTATTATCGTGTAAATAAGATTGTACACCTTTTAATTTAGATACAGTACGTAATTGATTATCAAAACCACATATTTCATTTCTATCAGCATCATACCAGTATACTGTACTATCTGATTGTGTTGCAGTTCTTAATTGATTCTCTTTAGAACCGTTCTTGGTAGTAAAGTAATCAAATCTAGTTAATACACCACCAGTACCTAACGTAAGTGCACCTGCATTATTATCTTGGATAAGAGAACGTTCATTTACTGCAAGTGTGCCAAAAGCGTCAGTTTGCCAGAACAACAGGTTATTCTTAAATAGTTTTAAGTTATTTATAGAACCAAATCTAGTATCAACATCTAAATAATTAGCAACCCTGAATTTAGTCCACGAATCAGTTACTTCCAAGTTAGTCTTAGGTTCTGAGTTCATTACTCTGGTGTCTGTATGTAAATTATCTATACTATATATTGATTTACTAACATAGTTTTTAGCTCTAGGTTGAGCAGAATAAGCATCATTATAAGCATATAATGGCGTATTCTGAACATATATAGAACCTACTTGTACTATATCATTCTCTACAAAGTGATTTGCATAGCCTGTACCAGACTCATAAGTCTTAGCTGTACCTACGGTATCCGTTCTCAATGAGAGATTAATAGAAGATTCTAACGGTATATAAGCACCATTATATGCTCTAATTCTTTCATTATCTGGTTGTTCATAATTATCACTAGCATTATGATATGCAAACATACAGTTAGCATAATCTAATACACCAACGTATGTATCACCACCGAATACGTTTACTTTAGTATTACTATTGTCTTTCGCATTGACATAAGACCCAGTACCTATATATACAGAGTTCTGTCTTGTAGCATAACTATTGCCACCATAAGGTGTTACAGATTGTCTTAAATTGGCAATGAGAATTGTATTAGCGCTTTCTGGTCCAGCAGCTAATTCTGGTACTTCTCCAACCATCGTGTTACGAGAAGTCATATCTGTACTCTGGAATATTGCACATACCCCATGAGGTCCAACCTTCCTAACATTATTATCGTCATAATCATTAGCCTTAGATGTATCTCCATATACCCAGTTATAATACACCATACTACCTACATTAGTAGCTTTAGTCTTCCAAGCATCGTCATCTAAATCAAATGGATCTGTATTAGTAGCAATTGTAATGTCTTGAATTGATGCAGAATTATATCCTCCTGTAGTAATTTTATTGTAATACTTAGCTAAAGTAGCATCATACCATGATTCTGCACCCATATAAATTGCATTATTTGCAGTAGATTGTTTTATAGAATCACCTATAGCTGTAACTGAAGTATAAGCCCAACCACTATTCTTAGCCCAACTAGTAGAAGTATTTGAGGTTATATTCTTTAAATCGTGTTTTGAAGCTTTTGCCCCAACTAATACTTTGACTTTATCACCGTTGGGTACAACCTTATCATTCGCAGGAGTACCATTACCCATAGATTCATCAGGAGATATTGAAGATCGTAGTCTATATATACCTTTAATCTCTGTAGCTCTACCTGTTACTTCAGATGCATTTGTTCTATTAACACATATTTCTGGTGATATGAATAAGAAATATTCATTAGCATTCTGACTACTAAAGTCAAAAGCATGTGCATATTTATTATTTTGTGACACCATACCATGAGAAGTAGAATAAGTAAGATATGGAAAAGCAGTTAATTGATTTGTATTATCATAATTACAAACACAACTAACAGCCCCTTGCATCAATATTGTTCTATCTGAAATAGTTCTTTCACATCTTACAATCTCATAACCAGTAATCTTCTTACTTTGGATTAAATCACTTGGTATATTAACTGTGAATTGTACACCTAATGGGTGTGTAACTACTTCCAAACTATTAGTAGTATTACCACCAATATCTACTCGCATACCTGAAGTAAAGATGTTATAACCAGGTGCACTAGCTTTAGGCATTCTAATATCAGCAATCCAATGAGCTGAAGATGCTACATTCTCTTCATTATAGAATACAATAGCAAAGCGATATATTTCATCTCTCATATAACCCCTTGCCATTGATTCTACTTCACTATTACTGTAGTTTAACACTTTAGCAGTAGCATCAGCAAAAGATAAAGATCCTGCATCTGACCAGGAACCATCTTCCTCAATATTGTATAAGTCTAGAGTAGATGTAGAACGTGCTTTAGAGTTTAATGAGAAAGAATCTTCAGCATAACCTGTCCTAGATGTAGGTGCATCACTTTCAATTAGATTGGTTTTTATAAACCTATATGAAATATTTTTACCTATACCACCATATACATACTTACCTGTAGCATCTGGAGCATATAAATACTGACTATTATCATCATAGTTTGCAGGACAAATACAGTCGTGATTAGTTGGTATATCTTTAGTACTTATTTCTGAAGTAGAAAATGTTATAGAATCCTGTCCAGATGTAGAAGTTAATAATATTTGACCATTCTTATTGCATCTGTATGCTCTAGCATCAAATTCATCATCACTAATATCCCAAGTCTGTTCAGTGATATTAGCCGCAAATAACATATTGTCTTTAGATTCTATTACTTTGGGAGTAAACAAATAAGTACTTAAACCATTGAATTCTTCTAGAGTAAGCTCATCGATAACTGAACCACCTTTATCTTCATAAACTAAAGTATTATTTGAAATACTTATTTCATCTATCACAGTAATAACTGGTTCTGCAGTATTACTAGAGTAATATAGAGAGATTATTCTAGCTCTACTAAAAGAGTTAGTATCAACAGTAGTCTGTAGTTTAATGGACCTATTAGTAGTTTCTTCTTTAGAACTACCATAGATATCTTGGCTGTTAGTATTTTCTAAACTTCTAGATACTGTAATAATTGGAGATAAAACAGATATAGACGTTTCAGATGTTCTGGGATTAAATAGTTGATAGCAATATTGATACTTACCGGCTTTCAATCCACCTGTACCTAAACCTTTAAAAAATAAAGGTGGTAATTGACTCTTTGGTGATATATTTAAAGAGTCTACATTAAGATTAGGATGAGTTGTGGCTACATTTAATACTCTAATCTGATGTACACCATCACACCAATATATTTTAACTAAATCGTCAGATTCCCATTTACAAACACTACTAACCGCATAATGACCATCTATAATAGGAATATCCAATGTCACATTAGACGCTACTGTAGTTACTATAGGTTCAGTTTCAGATGCACCAAAATCGTATCTATAAATATTGAAGTTACTACCTTTCTTAGTAAACACAATTGCCCAATCCCTAATTGTATTTGTATGGACTATTGTTTCACCATTCAATGTCAATGTAGGATTGAGCTTACGCACACCTTCAATATTCTGCATTACTCCAGTAGAACTATTATCATTGGCAATAATACGTATGTTTTCTGCCCATTGATATTGTCCTGAATCTATAACTGAATAGTCTAGATCACAGTTCATTCCCTTCTGAAAAGTATTTGTTTGTCTTTGTGCATTCATTATGTAGTAGCATTATAAATTATTTGACGTTCCCCAGTATGACTATAAAAAGAATTATGGTCTCTAAATTCAGGTACAATTTTATTCCAATTGTTTTTTATAGATTCTAGACCATCTTCATTAGGCATTAATGCTTCCGCATATGCTTGATTTCTATAGAAATTCCAAGACCTACGTATGTCATAATATACTTCCCTATTCATTCTGCCATTAAGATATTCCGAATACTTTAATTTCATTGTGACATACCAGTATATTGCTTCCTTGTATGATATTAAATCTGGTATTAATGGATAGCTTTCTTCATCAGTAGGTATAGCACTGTATGATAATTTTAAGTAACCACTAGGTACATTAGTCATTATGAAACCAGGTTTTATAGTATATTGAAAACCCAAACTAGGATTTGCAGAATTTGCAGAACTTAAACTGTGTATATCATATGTATGTAAGTTGATTAAATTAGATAAGATAGTTCTAAGATTTTGATTACTATTAATCATTTCAATAGCTTCAGTCTTATCAATATTACCATACATATCAACTACTAGGTTTACTAGGGTATCATTCTGAATGATCATTTCCGGAGTAAGACATTCGCAGTTTTTATTTTCACAGCAATTGTCACCACATCCCCAAACAGCAAATGATCCTGTTGCTTTCCTCATGGGAAACCAAGGACCATTGCAATTAAATGAGTATGCCACTTGATGCAATTGATGTAGATCACAAGGCAGTGGAGCTTGATGACAATTGATCTTTACTGCGGGAACTCCCTCAACACCGGTAACTTTAGGTATAAATTGAGTAATAGCACCTATTTGTTCAATAGCTTCTCCACACCATTCTGTGATATCACTAATCTTAGTGTCATCTTCTTTGAGATCTAGGTCTGCTATGATCTTTGCTATTACAGTCTTTACAGATGTTAATTTTGTAATCATATTGTATAATTATAATTCGATGTAATCTCTTACATGCTGCTTTAATATTTGTGCCAGACGTCTCTTATTATCCCTAGTCATAACTAACTGATATTTAGTTTTATTCTTAGTAAGCATATTCTGTTTATTGTGATAAAATCTATATTTAAAACCCCCAGTATGTTCGTTAAGATGGTAAATTACTTTGTTGTATTTTTTACTTTCAGCGTAATCTATCCTTAAACTCTTACCAGTATATTCTTTAGGTTTATGCTTTACTATGGATAATGTACCCATTCTACAAGGTAATCTGACTTCTTTTCCGTTTTCAATTATCTCGTCTCTTAAGTATCTAAAGTAATCTGAAACAATTTGTCTAAATACTTTATAAGAAACCTGATATAGTGGATTGTCTTCTACGTAATTACAATAACTATCATAGAAGTCAGCAATCGTATAAGCTTTTCTATTGTATTTAGTTTCTTGCATTCAGTTCGTTGTTAACGTCGTTTGTACTATTGTTCGTAGTGTCACTAGGGACTCGTAACATGATATTCAATTCTTTTTCAAATATCATTTGTTTAATCGTAGGTATCATATTTGCTGGCACTGGATACGGAGTATCATCTCTATCAAAACACTCACCAGCTTGGGTAGGATCTTCTAATATACCTTCTATTTTAACATATTCTAAGTGTTCAGGACCAAGTATATACAGATGATTGCCTTTTATATAAGCAATGTAATCACTGCAAGTATATTTTCTACTTACTTGATATTTAGCTTTTGTTTCTGTACCTAATTGAATTAAATCACCATTCATATCTTTTACAGCAACCAAACCTAAACCAAAATGTAAGTCAATAAAATTAGGTATCTCTTCATCGGATTTGTAGTTATAACCGCCAGTACAATTACTTACTTTGGATATGTGTAAAGGCCCAATAGTTTGTATATACTCTGGATTTATATCTCTACCCTTATCTAGATCCTGTTTAATTAAATATGCTCTATATTGATGTATCCATTGCTCTATCTGTACACGTGATAAGTTCTCAGATTCACTGATATTATTATCACGTACAATGAGCAAAATATCATCAATTATTGTATTTAACGAATTAAATGTCATAGTCTTTAGTATTTATACTCCATTCATCAGAAGTGATTAAACTATTGAATTCTGTTGATGTTGCATCGTATGTTGGAAACGGATAAACGATATCGCTATTATCATCTTCTTCCAAAGTCATCATAGGCGGAAATAAAACATCATAATGCTCAATATGAAGTAATACTTCGGTTTCATCTATGTTCATCCTTGGATTATCTATTCCTAGTTGTTTTTTTGCTTCTTCTGGAATAGAATCAAATAATTCTTTTGGTATTATTATAAACTTCATATTATTTTGCTTTTAAAGTTTGTAAATAGTTGTAGGCTTTGATACAGTCGTCTTTGGAAAGAATCTGATTGTTGTAGATGCCGAGAAATTTAAATGCTAATTGACAGAAATAAGATGTCTCATTACTTGATGTGCCAATTTTTAATAAACGTTCTAAAGCTCGAATGATTCCTATTTCAACATGATATTCATTCCATTCGGCATCATATATGGTACCATCTGATGAAAACGCTTTTATAGATGATGTAATCACTCTTAATGAGCTGCCACCTTCACCCATTGTGACAGCTATCGTCCCGGAACCTTGATAATTATACACAGTAAATATATTGCTTGCAAGAATACCACTTGCTACAGATACTTTACCTAAAAATACAGTATCGGTTATAATAGTTCATGTATCTGTAAATGCGATTGATTCAGCACTGACTACCTTATCATCCACCCCATCAGTAACCAGATAGCCAGCATATTCACCTTCTTCATTGTAGCCACTCCCTTCTACAAACCCAAAATTAGACAGTACAAGATCATTACGATTGCCCGTAATGTTGGCAATAGTAGCACGATCTTCGTCCTCGTTGGTTTTGCCGGTGACTGTCCATGCTTGATCAGGGAAGAGCCAGGGATAGGTTTTAACGAAGTAGTCTTTGATCTTGGTCAGTTCTTCTTCGGTGGCATCATGATCGAGAATGACTATTTCCCAAATGGCAGCATTGGCATAATTGCTTAAGTGGCCAAAATAAGTTTTACAAATACACAGCTTATTAGTAGATTTAGATGTTCCTTTTTTTATTATTTGACCATTGTAACTACTTGATGTTTGCCATGTAATAGGGTTATTATCATCAATATATACATCTGTAAAATTATTATAAGATCCCGTAACGTCATTTACATTTTCATCCTTTCTATATTCAATTAAAAAAGCGCCTTCATCATTTGTGTCAAGATTTGATATTAAAGGTCTTTTATATTGAGTTGCATCATATCGTGTTATCCAATTCCTCAATGCAATAATACTATATCCTTTTTCTTTAGGCAATAATGGCAAGTTGTCACATCCCGCCCAATCGTCTACTCCGTCAAAGACGAGTGCACCGGGATAAATATCACTAATACCCGATCCTTTCTTCCAAGCGAAATTCTTCATTTGCAAATCATGCCCATTACCTGTCTTATCTACCCACACAGGATTTTCTTTCATCTGTTCATTAGTAAGACCTAATGCTGAATATCTTGCAATCATACCAGGAATAGATGGGAAGTCATCATCATCGCCTTCTGAAGTAGGGGTATAAAGACCATATTTACGTTGAGCTTGTTCTTCCATTAATTTCCTGTATTGCTCATACCAAGACTTATAATCTAATTCAGGACCTGCTACACTTATAAGCTTATCTGTATCTTCTACATGTGTTTCATAATGTTTCTTCATACTTATAAGTTATTTATTGTTATTGTTATTTGTTCTTTATTATCCATCGCCTTCTGAAGTAGGGGTATAAGCTTGTTATAAGCTACAGTAGAATTAGATATCCAATCTTCTTTCATACCATCCCAAGTACCTACCAGTATACATCCACTTGAATCTTTGGCGCTAGAATTGCCCGTATGGATACGTATACCTAAGAAGTGAGGTACATTAAGTATCTCAGGCATAATACGCTTAAAACGGTTAGAATAGCTTAATTTCACCTCATATGTACCAGCAGGTACAGCTGTGTCCCCATACACCTTTTCTTTGCATTTACATGCAATTCCTTTAGGTGTATTAGGACATACTTCAGGTAATGGTCTCACTGGGTCTTCAAGTGTATCACACAGATAAGCACCATCTACATATAACTCCCCAATAGTATATTCATTAGTGCGAAATATTCTATCTAATCTGAGTTCCATTACGCAGTAGGTGTTTCTAATGCAGTAACTCTTTCTTCTAGAGAATTCACTTTAAGAGTTAATGCAGTGATTAATTCTCTTACTTCGGAATCATCATAATTAGATAAACCAGCAAGTTTATTCTTTTCTGTAGTAGTATAATCGTTAGTAGATAAATCTTTACCAGGTACTTTATCTACTTTATTAGCTACAGTTGTTTGAAGTTGTTTTACATCTTCTTGTAACCCTGCAATATCCCCTGTAGCTTTATTGTTTACATAAACCCAATCCTTACCATTAAAGTATTTCAAATCACCACCATTAGGATTAGAAGCTAAGTCTGCCCAATATTTAACAGACGCTGGATTAGGTTTAATTGTACTCCCTAATATATCGTATTTATTATTGTATGTATTCATATCTATTAAAATAAAAAAGGTTGACTAAATAGCCAACCTTTGTGTTTTAGATTTCAATTTGTTTCTCCTCAGTTTGAGGAACCTTTTCGTTAACCTCTGGACGAACAGTAGTTACGTTTTGTAAAAGTTGCTTAAGCTCTTTCACTTCAGCTTTTAATTCATCAAGTTCTTTGAAATCTTTTGTCACATTGGTTGTTATGTCCGGAGTTGTATTAAGTAATTTTAAGATGTCTTCACATCTCCTCATCTCTTCATCGTATTTTAATACGCTTTCCTTTTTAACTTTACAGTCATTATAGGATTGCTTAACCATATCTACAATTTGAGTTTTATCTGTAGCTATAGTAAGTCCGATGATAGAATCGGTCATCATTGTTTTATCTTCAGATACTGACAGTTTCTTCTGCTCACCGTCACAAGAGATAACTAAATCTACAAGCTTACGCCTATTCTGCATAGGCATTGGGAATTGACCTGGTGGCAATGGTTCATCGTAGGGTTTTGATACACTTACTACTTTACCTAAACTGTATGTAGTACTCTTTTTAAAAGTACCTGTAATCTCGAGTACGTGTATATTTGTACCCGGCGTTAACTGTGAGAATGTCATATCTTTAAGTTTAAAAAAGATATGGGCAGGTATTACTCGCTGCCCATATACATTAGCACAGAGTTCTGATTTAAGTATTCTGAAGCCCTTTTCCAACAGATTATCTTCATGTTTATCCATAGCTTTACCCAATTTAGTTAAAGCTTCTGTTGGGGAAGGATGGCGTTTAATTTGATCTAATATTCTACTTAAATGCATAGTTTCAATTTATTTATTGATTAATATTAAATTGAAATATTTTGCAAATTACTTTGTAATTTTGATAACCCGAGTATCTAATACTCTTATTAAATCGTTAGAATTGATAATTTTGTAAGATTCGACTTTATCTTTTTTAAAGTCAAAATGTATTAACCGTTGAAACCAGTTTTTATATTTCTTTCTATATACTTTTTCTTCGGTTATAAATAAATCTTGATGATTATATATTTCTGGAATACAGGTTATAACTGAATCCATTCTATTTATTTTGATTGTAGTCAATGGATTTGACTGAAGTTCTACGTAGAAGTTTCTATCCACAGGTATTGTCTTTACTATAGTATCTGTCAATACTGTGGACATACTCATTACTTCTTTTAACTTCTTATTCTTTATCTTAAGTTGATCTTGTGTTTTTGATAACTCTTGTATTAAACTATCTTTAGAATGTTTGAAATCTTCTATACTAAGTTTTAATACTCTATTTTCATTTTGTTTATTACTTAGGATTGATTGATAAGATTCAATATTGTTACGAGCATCTCCCAATTCTTCATCCAATTTATTTACTTTATTTCTTAAAACATAATTGGATATTCCTAAGTAAGATATAATAGCTACTATCAATACTCTAAGATAATTCATATTACTTAATCTTTTTAACTAATTTCTTAATCTTTGGTAAATCTTCTTTATCAATAGTGATATCTAAGTACTTCTCGCCTTTTCTTTTAATGAACTTGCTGAATATTTTCCAAGGTCCAGTAGGATCTAATGTTTGTAGATTCTCTACCATTGACCATAGTTCTACACCAGCAACAAGACCAGCAAAGCCCTCAACTAAGTGCGCATCGATGGATGTCAATATATATTCATCTACTAGATGACCACAGCTTATCATTAATGAACTAAAGCAAAGCTTTTTAACAGTTGACCAAAACTTTCTAGATTGAATCTTTTCACCATTACTTAATGACACTCTAATACCTAATATCATATCAATGATTATTAGTATTCCTACTGCAACTATTGGTAACCAAATAGGTAAAAAGAATGTGCTTACAGCACTAAATAAAGCAGTACTAATGCAAGTAAAAAATTTAATCGGACCATCATTTATTAGTTCTTTAAAATAATTCACTGTTGATACACTTGAGGCTTTTATTATAATATCATTTATATATCTAAACATGATTGAAGATTCGTAAAACTTTGAAAAAACAAAACGCTAGACAATCTAAAAGAATGCTAGCGTTCTGAAAATTATATGATACTTAGAGCTTGATATATAAAGTAAACGATTATATTAAATAAAGGTTCCTCTTATAAAGAGGACTATTACATATCTAATAGCGGTTATTGAACCACTGTTACTTTAGATAAATCAATAGTTATCATACCAATCTTACATTTATGTTAATCAATTCTTTCAAATGGGCATATACCGGATTAATCGTACCGTAAAAGCAGTAATATTTCTTCCTTACACCGTCTTCCATTTCCGTGTAATACTTTTCCTGTTCAAGCGTCATGCCTGGCGCATAGAGTTTGGGATCGTATTCAGTGCCTTTGTGATTTTCGTCCATGCGCTCATAAAGAGCAGCCGTATCTACCGAAGGAGGATATATCTCGAGAACCGGATTTATCGGTTGCCGGACTTTCCATAACCAGTCATCGTTAATTACCCGGTTGCCGGTATCCAACTTCCCGTTAATAAATTCTTTCCATTCCGCATGTGCGTATTTGGCACTAATCGCTTCATCATCCGTCAGTGACATTGTAGACACAGATTTACGGGTGATACGGGATAACTGCTTCTCTGAATCGTACGTTTTCGTGTAGTTTACGGCTTCCTGTAATTCGGCTGTTGTTCTATGGATTACATCGGGGTAGCCCGTCACCTCAATCGCTTCTACATCTTCCACTGTCTCGGCAGCTTCAATATCAGAGAGTAACTTTTCTGATAGACCTATACAGATATCATTGTAGTCTGCCATCTCATTGAGAGCTTCCAATAACAGATCTGATTTATACGATTTCCCGTTTACTTCAACAGTATCTTTTCGGGCACACTGGTCTTTTAGAGACAAACGGTCGTATGTATATACATCGTTGTCCTCTATGTAATAGTGCCGGTAGTCGGTGTTGTAGACTTCCTGACGTTTCAAGTCTTTTGCAGTTTGAAGTTTTTCTTCCGGTATCGGTTCGGGAATGGGTGTCAATTGCATATTGAACACTTCTTCTACGGATGCACCTTCGTTTGCCTCTTTAAAGGCAATCTGTTCTTCTGTCAGCAAAACGTACTTTCCTGCAACATAATCCTCCCATGTCGTGCCGACCTCATAGTTAACAGTATCGAGTTCTTCCGGCATTGTGACATATATGTTTGCTGCGTCTTTTTGTATGTATATATATTTACTCATATCACTTATATTTGTTTTGTTCTTCGTAAGCCCAATAGCGAATTAATACAGTGCCATCGCCTCCAGGAGATTGACGACCGCTTTGCCAGGCATTTCCCGCTCCTCCTGCTCCGCCGCCATATCCACCACCTCCATAAGCCCAAACTCCATTTCCGACAGAATTCCCTCCTTCCCCCTCTGTATAGTCAGAAACTCCCCCTTGTGGATAACCTCCTTGATTACTGCCTCCACCACCAGCGTTACGTTTCCCAGTGGGTTCTCCAAAATCGCGTGTCGTATGACCTTGCCCTTTCCCAATAGTATATCCCGCATTTGAAGTTCCATCGCTACCGTCAGATCCAGCCTTTCCCGACGCTCCCCCACCAGATCCGCCATCACCTCCTTTTAAAGACTTCCATTTACCGCCCTGGCCTCCTTCTGCACGATAAGCAGAATTCATAAATTGTGAATAACCACCGTCTCCCGCATCTACTTTTGGTGAATCAAGACTGGCAGCACCTGCCTTTCCTCCCTTTCCCACTATAATGGGAATAATTTGGCTTGGAGTCACAGAGATCGCATCTCCATCACGCCATCCTGTTGTGTCTCTTTTGAAGGTTTTTGTATAGCCGCCACCTCCACCAAAAACATCCGATCCTCCCCCGCCACCACCAACCAAAAAGACATCTACTTTCGTGCATCCTTTAGGCACTACCCATGTGTAATTTCCTGCCGGATAAAACCGCTTCTGAAAGAATACTAACTTCTTACCTCCTATCGTCCCTCCTATCGTCCTTCTTCTCAACATATCAATTTTTCTCTTTAACGGTTATTGAATACATGACACCACTCGTAGCGATCTTCAAAATAGACATCTCGAAAGGCACACCGGAAGTAGTGGTAATAGAACTACCGGACATTGATCTAAAACTGCCAGTAGTAGGGATAGGCTGCGTAAAAGAAGCGGTAGGATTACAATCAAGATATATCTCTTCGCCTACCTTCAGTGCCCTCTTTGCAGACTTATTTATCGACAGGTTTGAAGCGGAGGATAGGGTAGCCCTAATTAACCTCTTGTTTGTCGGTATATTCACAAGAGTGGTGACAGCATTACTCCCTGTGCCGAAGTTTACTATATCATCCACCCTATTCTTGTCCTCCGCCGACATATACCCCGCTGTGGTAGGGGTGGCGATGGGGGGAGTGAGGTATTGACCGTTGTCGGAGAGGTACTTTGTACCTAAATCACCAGTTTTAAATAGACAACCGGAAGCTATTACCGTATAAGTCTTGTTGGTTTTATCGATTTTTATAATCTGTGAGCCAATCTGCAGCATACCTCCTGTTCCAGCAGATGATATATTTACTATTACAGTGTATGTAGATTCATCTTCTGTTAAACCCATAGAAGTAAATCCATTATCGATATATATAGTATCTATTTTACTCTCCCATGCGTCTACTATCTTTTGATAATTTTCATCCGACAATGTACCATTCATATCAGGAAATAAACTATCATAATCCAGGTACTGATTGCTAGCTATAATCTCTGACCATTGTTTATTTTTCCTACCATATGTTTTACCATCTGAAGGTGCCTCTGTAATTACTTCTGTTTTTAAAGCATACTCGTTGCCTTGTTTACCATCAAGTAAATCAGCATCTAAACCACTATTCTCCCCATCTACTGTCTTTACTTTAGATAATACATCTGTAGCAGTATATGCAGAAGAATCTAATTTTGTATTAACCTGAGTAGTAGTAGCATAACCTTTTGCATTTAATTCAGTTTCAGTTACATATTCTTCAGGTACTGAAGTAAGATAATTGCCTTTTGGTTGATACGTACTAGCTGCATCAGTCTTAGTTAAATACCCATTAAGATCTACTGTTTCACTTAACTTATCCCAATCTGGAGTAGTAGATGTGGCTACATAATTAGCTCCAGTATCTTCAAGATTATAAACATCACCGATATTTACATTTTGTTTAGGTAAGGCTTCATAATTAGCTACAGAACCTTTTACCCTATATACTGAACCTATAGCAGTATTAATCTTCTGATCTAGCTCCTCTGCAGAAGGTAATGCGTCAAGCTTCTCAAAATAGCTAGCCGTTAATACGCCTGCAGATTTAGAACTAGCCGAATTGAACGTAATAGACCCAGTAGTATAAATTGAACCAGTTATGACGTTTTTCTTATCCAAAGAAAGGCCCATTGTATTCATACTCGTGGTAGAGCGCATTGTGGTCACATAGTCTACAATGTTACTTACCTTTTGTCTGTCATTATCGCTATAATCATTAGTGCTTAGTCCTTTTCCTTCCTCCTTGTCTACTTTGGTATCTAACTTACTGTCTACATAAATCTTATCAGCTTTACCAGAGATTTGTTCAGTAACATCTACTGCTGCCACAGTATCATCTACATACTTCTTAGTGGCAGGATGATAATCTGCAGTAGGTGTATATGTACTAGTATTGCTTTTAGATATATATCTACTGTCGTGATTATGACTAGTAATATCCCCAGTAAGTACAGCTTCTACATTCTGTTTAGTTACAGAAGCATCACTACCTGGGTCTCCTTTCTCTCCTTTTTGACCAGGATCACCTTTTGGACCTTGTATTCCAGGTGCTCCATCAGCTCCCGGTTCACCTTTAGGACCAGGTTCTCCCGGTTCACCTTTAGGTCCTACAGGTCCCTTAGGTCCTACAGGTCCCTGTGGTCCTACAGGTCCCTGTGGTCCTGCTGGTCCTTGAATACTACCAACATTATTCCACTTAGGATTTGATGAAACATTACCGTTTTCACCTACATATACATACAAGTTACCAGAAATTAACCAAGCATCACCGGATACTCCTTCCTGTGGTAAAGCTGCTTCAGAATCTAATTCTCCTTTAAGATTTAAACCTGAACCAGTATCACCTTTAGGTCCCTGTGGACCAGTATCACCTTTATCTCCTTTAGGCCCAGTTTCACCTTTCTCACCTTTTAAAGAGATTAACCATTCGTCTTCTGTACCTTCAAAGCCATGTTGTACTGCTACTTGATATGCTGATAAACCTTGAATACCTTGTGCACCAGATAAGTCTGATATGAATTTCCATTCAGTGTCACCTTTTAAATACAATCTAGAATCCTCTTCATTTTCAACATCACCAGTATCGATCATTACAAACTGTCCTTTCTTTACTTCAGGATTATTATAATCATCTTGCATAGCTTGAATCGAAGGATAGGTCTTTACAATAACAAATGCATCACCAACGGCATTAATACCACTATCTTGATAAGTATCTTTTGCATAGTCATAGATATACCAATTACCATCTACAATCTTTGGTGGATTCTGAAGTACTTCTTTTGAGTCTTTTACGGCTTGTTTGGCATCTTTAACCGCATTAGGTACTTCATTAAGCATTTTGCCAAAGTCTTCTTCAGTACCTGTATATCCATGATCTACTGCATATTCATATGCAGTCTTACCATATGCGATAGCACCAGTGTCAGCATATTCGTTTAATGCAGAATCAAATACCCACCAATTACCATTTTCTCCAATAATTGGACTTTTACCAGAAGCAGGAATACCTGTATCACGATTATCTATCCACCAGTTACCATTAGAACCAATGAAAGGAGCAACAGCATCTTCACTAGTAGCATCTGTTAGTTTAACCCAAGACTTAATATCAGGATTATATACTTTAATTATCTTTCCTTTTGAATTTGCTCCCAAGTCTATCCAGTACCCAACTTCATTAGAATTGGGTACCATATAGCTTGCAAAGAATTCATAATATACATTATTCTTTATCATTACTGTATTGTTTATAGATTAAAGGTTCAGTTAGATACATACTGGTGAAAGGATAATCTTCTTTCTTTTGTCTAAGATCATTAATAAGATCTCTAAGAACTTGTCTTCTTTCTGCAACTTCTGTATAATTATATTGTGAAGAAGGTTCTTGTCCTAGTACCATTGCTTCTGCAGCCTTAGTCATTATATAATCAGTAGAAGCTAATTCTTCTTCTGCTTCTTTTAACACTTCTTCTAGTTCTGCAGTAATGTAATATGTACACAGTAATTCACCATTTTTATAGAAATATCTTTTCATTAGATATTTTATAGTCTCATCGTGTGGATCTTCAACATCTACTATATCATAATAATTAAGATCTAGATCATTTATTAAAACATCTATTTGATCAGTCATATCTAAACCATTAAATTCATCACTATTTAGTACATAACCATCACTCTTTCTTACTATTATCGTCATAACTTAAATATTAAATTGTTCTTGCATAATAAGTATCTGAAGCTGTAATTAAAAATCTTCTTGCCATAGCTTTGTCTAATTTATAACTACTTATACTTCTACCAGCTTCATCAAACAGCGACATACCAGAACTAGGAAAAATATTATACGAAGTGCCCCAGTTAGAAGCATAAAGTAGCACTTCCATGTTAAAATAATCGCTACTTTTTAAGCCTAAATGTTTAGCTAGTAATGATCTATCCGGTAAATATACCGTACTGTAACTAGTACTATATATTTCAAATCTCCAACCGTAACCACTACCATTGCTACCGCTGGGCCAAACTAGTTGAATACTATTTCCAGAAGCATTAGGATTTAATTGTGCTTTACATGTATCATATACTCCTTGTCTACACCAAAGAAAACCGCCAGTAACAGCTAAACCAACAGCCCAACCCTTTGAGTTATTAGCACTGATAGTAGATCCTAAAATATAATCACCATAAACGTTATTAGTATAACTTATAGACATTGGAAGATTTTTACCATACGTTGCTGGAGCAGAATTGATACCAAAACCAGCGTTAACTCCATCCCCACTACAATAATATCCGGAGTTACTTAATGACCATCCACTTCCTCTTAAACCATTACTAATTTGAACTCCACCAATATCACCACTACTTGCTGATATTGTACCAGTAATATTAGCTTTAGTGGAAACCATACTTCCATCTTTTTTTATCCTAAAAGGAGCACTACCAGGACTAGATGCTGCATTACTACCAGCTGCTAAATGCACATCGCTTAATGGTGAAGTTCTGCCATCTAGACGCATAGTATTAGATTGAGCATAAATGTATTGATCAGCAAATTCCCAACCTGCAATAGTTGCTGTTTCTGCTAATAACAAACCAGTAGCTATTGATTCAAAAGATGCTCCAAATTGAGTCCAGTATGCTGGAGTACGATTATCTGAAGTATATCTATCTCCATCTTTTGTAGTATAGTGTGTAGAAGGTTTATTACTACTTGAAGCTACTGGTACACTACCTCTATAGTATTTATTCCACATGTAGTAATAGCTGCCATCTTTAACAACGTCTCTTACATTACCTGCATTTCCCGCTGTCCAACCATAAGTCTTACCAGATGTCCATTCTCCTCTATAATTCAATCCTGGTCCATCTAAACCATCAGAACCCGGAGATCCTGGAGATCCTGGGGAACCAGCAGGCCCTCTATCTCCTTGTGCACCATCTTTACCACTTATCTTTACTGGGGCTGTCCATCTATATCCAGTAGTTTGGTCTACTACAACTACACCATTATTATTAGGATCTATGTTACCATGACTTTCCCATGTAGCATAACTAGCAGAGTAAGTAGGATCAAGGTACCAAGTATAACCACCGCTGGATGTACCAGAGGAAGAAGGTCTAGTAGTCAATGTAGGCCTGCTAGGTGTACTATTAGTCATACAGTATATTGATATTGGTTGATAACCTGCCGCACCACCTTTAGCCTTAGTAACGGTAAAATCACAAACATCTACTTCTTTAGCATCAACTAAGAAATGGATTCTCCATACAGCAGTATCTGAAGTAAGAGATGTTACTGTTACTTTCTTACTAGTATTGTCTACATTTACTGAACCATTACCACTTATTAGTGTACCTGTAATAGAATAATTATTATTTTCAATTTGATCTATACCAAACCACAATCTAGTTTCAGTTACAGCCCTAGATAATTCTGTAGGATCTACTTCTCCATTAAAATTAGCAGATACAGTATGAGCTTCATTTGTTAAAGTACCTCTATAACCACCTTCACCATCTTTACCGTCGTACAGTTTATTGATGGTCATCATATCCATATATGTAGCACCTCCATTAGTAGATGTAACTTCACACTTAAAGGTTACTTCATTATTACCTGAGAAATAATTACCAGTAGGACTTACTAATAGGTTATTACCCGTTTCATTTACTAGTTCTTGCCAATCATTTGTACCGGGTAGAGCCCAGTACCAGTAAAACATAGGTGATTCTATATTAAATGCGGTAGCTAACAGATTAATTGTAGCTGGAATAGGAGTGTTAGCATTAGAAGCATATTTAAATACTTGTTCTCCCGTAACCATTACATATGCTGCATCTACACCATCAAATCCAGATTCTCCATCATGAGTTTTATTTATATACCAATCCTTAGTAAGGATAGTAGCATCTGTTAGTTTGATAGTCAATCTTATAGTTGCACTTATACTATTTATTTTACTTAAAGTGACTTTATTACCTTGTATTTCAACTGTAGCATCACCTTGAGTTGTAGTTGCTTCAATAGATACAATGTCAATAGGATCGATTCCACGATAAGCATACACTTCTGTATAAATAGTGTTAAGGTTAACTAAAGGTGTATTACCAGATGAATCATAAGGTATGTTTACAGTACTGTTAGTTAAATCAACATAGTAAGCATCTAAACCTTCAGCACCATTTGCTAATTTAGCAATTTGTATATCATCATAATATTGACTACCATCGGAATCAGTAACTACACAACGCACATTAGCTGTTCTTGTAGTAAATATTGTATGCGGTATTTCAGTACTTACATTATTACCGATTATTTCTATGGGTTCCGTTAGTAATCTCCATTCATATGTAGGATCAGTCATACCATAAGTATTACAATACAATACTACAGATGAAGGAGTTGGTGTACCAGAGTAATCAGGAGTATCATATAAAAATAATCTTGTACCAGTGATTTCTACCCACTTTGCTACATCATCACCAGGTTTACCTGAATCACCTTTTGATACTTGTAATTGCCACTCATCATTATCAGGACCTGGTACACTAGTAACTCCATCTTTCATGGCAATCCACAAACTACCTTGATATGTAACTTGATCGTAATAATTATAAGTAGTATCTGGATTCCATTCTCCACGATAAATAGGAACTCTAACCACATCACCTGTCTCTGTGGTTTGCATTAAAGTACCAACAAATTTACTTTCTTTTCCAATTACTGTACGGTCTTTACCAGCCAAAGTAAAGTCATCAATGTTATCATAGAAAGTAATTCTAGGAGCCCCTTCTCCTTTGGCAGAAATGAATATAGCATTACGTCTATCATTCATAGATGAATTCAATTCAGGATCTGCTTCCACCCTATGACCTAACAATAAGACTTTATCTCCTACTTCAGGATTAGCGCTACCGGGTTCGCATACACTTTTAGAAAGAACAATGTAGTTATTACCTACTTCAGATACCATTCTCCAGTATCTTTTTACATTCTTTCCATCAAATTTCTGACATATAGCCTGGTCTCTTACTCTAAATTGATTGTATTTAGTACCATCTTCATCATCAAAATAGCAAGTCCAACCGTCACTGCCGTCTACTACTTCAACGATTTCCATATCAGCCATCGTAACTAATATATCTCCGCCAACAGCTTTTATTTCATTTACAATTAACTCATTTACTGTAAGATTGCCACGAACAAATAAATCATCTACTTCTAAATGCCATTTGGTATTTACAGGCCACAAACTAGCTCCTTCACCATCCCAACCAGATCTAAAGGTTTTGCCACCTTGTATACCTGCCAAAAATGTAGTATAACCTGTTGCCGTATCACCGTCTTTGCGTAGATAATCTTCTTTTACTTTACCTGAAGTATATATTGTGCCATCGCTAGGTGCAGTAGTTTGTCCAGTCTTAATTAAAGGAAGAGACCCAGAACTGCTTGAAGTAATATTATCTATCTGACATTCCAATTTACCTAAGGCTTGATTTAAAGTATCAGTAGTAGTTAAAGGATCAGCGTTTTCTCCTTTGTAATACCCGGATAATGGAAATATAGTACTAGTAGGTTGTGTATGAAAACCAGGTGCTTCACCACTACCACCACCATTTGCAATTAAATCTGCTAATGCTGTAATGATGTTTTCATCTTCAATCAACCTATTTAATAGGTTTTGTAATTGTTCCTTTGTAGACTTATCATCAATAGTATCTATCCAACCCTGTACTGTATCATTAACTTCAGTTAAATCCTTATCATGTTTATCTTCAAGAGTAATGATCTTATTGTTTAATACATCATAATAACTATTAATATTACTACTTAGGTTATTAGTAACATTAGTATCCCCTTCTACTATTTTGTTGGATAGATCTGTATAATTGTTGTCTACTTTAGTATCAAGATTAGCTACATCTTCTTCAATACCATCTACTCTTTCATTAGTTGCAAACGTACTAGATAAACTAGTTTCAAAATCATCTTTATGAATTATCTTATTAGTTTTATCTTGTACAAGAGTTAGAATGTCATTATCTTCAAAAGATGTGGTAACCTCAAATTGTGATATCTTTTTATTCATATTACTCTTGAATTATACGTTCTTCTACTTCTGTTAATATACAATCATCATCGATATCTTTTTCTGGATAGAAATTAATTTGTTTTTTTAAACAATGCATACATTCTATAATTTTATCTACATCTTCCTGAGTAATGGGAAAATCTTCATCATCTACTTTAGTACTAGCCCAACTAGATAATTTATCTAAATGCAACAATAATACTAAATTGGTAATAGAAACTCTATCCAGTTTTGCATTGTACTTGGTAGACTGATTAACTAATTCCCCAACCTTATTTACATAATTCACAATATCCATCTTTACAATTTTTACAGTCATTAATAGTACAATTGCATGTTCTCATATCAAGCAAGTTAAGCATTTCTTTATAATATCTATCTGCATCTTCTGTAAAGTCTAATGCTATAGCATTTTCATATAAAGTTTTCTTGAATAAGAACATCATGATTTTATCTTTCATCTTGTTATCTAAGCAGTTATGACAGTACTTTGTAAGTAATTTTACTTCTGCATAATACAAGCTATCGTTTATGTCATTCATATCAATCGTATATAAAAAGAAAAGGGATTAGGGATAACTTCCCTAATCCCTTTCATGGTTAAAAATTAATTAAATCCTTATGCAGATACTTCTGCACCAGAAATGAAAGATTTAATCATATTCACAAATAATTTATTTGTTTTGATCTGATCTTTTACAATGTACATTTCAACTGCCAGCGGAGTTGTTTTAATATATTGATTATCATCAGACAGATATTTATTATCCCATTCCATTGTAATAGTATCGTATTCTGCACTCAAATCAGATCTAAATTCCGGAGCAATATAAGGATAGATACCATTAGCTCTATGAGTAATACCTCTGTAGCCCATTGCTGCATCTTCACGATCTCTAACAATGTAAGCGTTACCCTTACCTGGAGTACCTTGAGTCTTAGCAATTGTCAAATTAGAAATCGGATACATTACGTTGCTCAGTAAGCCAGAAGGAATAGTAGTCCCCATGAAAGCTTCTACAGATACCTGAGTATAACCGTGATCCAAAGTAATGCCTTCATTGTAAGGAATTTCTTTAGCTGTCAAAGTCAATACAGCTGTACTAGCGCTAGCAGTAACTCTAGCTTCTTTGTGTTTATTAATTTTCTTTACAAAAGCATCAACCAAATCCTTCGGAGCTGTAGTCTTAGCGATTACTTCATACGTATGAGTAAACTGACCCGGAGCTTCGTAAATGTCGTTATAAACTAAACGTAAAACATAACGATGACCAACTTCCGGAGCTACATTAGTAGCAGTAATAACAATCTTATCTTCAGTTTTAGCAACGAAAGGAGTTACTACCAAAGTAGGATTAGAACCTTTTTGAATAGGCATAGAAAATCTAATTACAGATTTAGTGCTCTTAGCACCTTTCTGATTATATACATCTTCTTTACCTTCACAAACACCTACATAAATAGATTTAGCTGCTGCAGCTAATGCAGTAGATGTTAAAATTTTCTTGTTTTCATCAAACAAAGCAATTGCACCATCTGCCAAAGCATCTGCTGTAGAAAAAGAAGCAGGAGCTGTTTTAGCAATCAGTACAGTATTTACTTTCTGTAGCATAATATTAATTTATTTTTAGTTAAACGGATATCCTAGTTTAACTGTATTTAACCCTTCTACTCCTATGTTTCAAGTTTCCGCGTTAGGTTAAACTAAGAATTTAAAAAACGTATACTTATTCCATTGTTGAAACTTCGTTCATATACGATTGATATCTTGGATTAGCCTTATTTTCTAAGTATAATTCAGCCGCTATTTTTACGATTTCCTGATGAGTAGATACTGGCATATCCGTATATTCATCAAAAGGAGCCGTAGTAAGACTAATCCTTTTTGGAGTCCTCAAGTATGTGAGGATATAATTCTTTATATTGTAATTACCATCAGTATATAAATGGATTTCGTTACCTTGAAATAATCTCAAAGGTCTTGCTGAAGTACCATGCAATCTATACTCTGATAATGTATTTTGTCTTTGTCTATCAAAATTCTCAATAGTAGCTTCTAACACATCTGTATGTTTAGTCCTAGGTTGACCATTAGGTCCCTTAGGCCAACAGTTGTTATTACTATAGATTACTGCTGTTTCACCTAAAGTAAACATATAATCTGTTGGTAATGTAACTACTTGTTCTTCTGGGAATGTTGTAAACTGATATGTCTTATTGGTTACAAGTGTACGAAGATCATCAATTCTTTTCTGATCCTGTTCAAATGCTGTACGCTTGTAATTGATACCTGAGTATCTAGTTTTAATAAACTTATCTAAACCAGCCATTAACCAATATTCAATATCTGCTGTAACTGGTTTCTCAATATTATTATCAAGTAAACCTATTTCGGTTTCAAATGCAGTTTGTAATTCAATGAACTTCATAATTATTCTCTATTACTTTGGTTAGATGGTTTAGTTTGTAATCTGTATTTACCTTCTGTGATAAACATATTGACAGCAAGGTCAACTATTTCACTGTGAACAGATTCAGGTAATTCACATTTTGAAGCACCAGTTGTAGTATTAAATCTTAATGGTTTTCTATAGTAAGTAAGAATAACACCGCTTAAAGTAGTGTAAGCATCTACTACTACTTCCATATACATATATTTAGTAGTTGGATCAGATATTAAAGCTACTGCTGGTTGTCTTACAATTGGTGTATTATAAGCAGTCTTCATAAACTTTGGTAGATCCCTATATTTTACTAATTGATTATCTACTTTAGTTTCAGTAGTATACTGCTTATAAGTACCTTTTACTTTACTTACAGAGTGTACATATAAGAAATATTCATCAGTAGTAGAATAAGGTAGTCTATATCTAGCTATACCGTTTGATGTAGAACCGCTTTGAGTAAGTTCTCTTTCAACCAATAAACTTTTAATAGAATCTGTATTTCTAGTTTGAGTATTGGTTTCAATCTCCATTTGATCATCACCCACATAGTTCATCATTACATAGCGATCCTGTGCTTCATTAAGTATAGAAAAGATTAAATCTGAATTAGGTTTATTTTCTATAGTAAGATCTGGACTAATAAGTTGGAGTCTACGTTCAAACTCCATTTGCATTTCTTTGCTACTCATATTATTCTGCTAATTGTGCCACATATTGTGGATGTGATTGAACTCTTGGTGATTCTATATTTTCTAATGCCATATCAGCAGCTAACTTAACTACTTCATACTGCATATATTCTGGTATTTCATCCATACCCGAAGTAATATCCTGATTATTTAATCTCTTAGGATATGCTAGATAAGTTAAGTCGATAGTATAGGGACCTGTCATAAGATCCCTATCCACGAACACTATCAACTTATTATCTTCTAGTATAGCAACAGGTTCTTCTATCCAAGGTTTATTATTATATGTTTCTAAGAACCTCATTGCATTTTCATGACTTATTAGTTTTACATTAGCTAATTTACTACCAAAGTGTAATATACCTTGAATAAAATACATACGTTTATCTTGAGCCTGACTACCATAAGTAATAGTAGATTTAAAGTCATTGAGCATTAATCTATTACTAGTTGTTTCACTCAATAGTGTTAAACCTTTATCTGTTTTTACTAAACCTTCAAGGTCTGATACACGTTTACTATTTTCTTCAAAAGGAGTTCTAATAGTATTATTGCCCGTAAACTTGGTAGCTATTTTACTGAGGTATGCAGCATATAACCAATAATCTATTTCCTCAGGTAAAAAAGAAGGACAACCAGACATACCAATATTAACGGCATTCTTGTCAGCTTCTATTTTAAATGCTATATGTAATTCACTAATATTCATAATTATTTAGATTCAATTTCTTGCATGATTGCCATTTTGATATCTTGATTAGCCTTTTCATTTAAGAAACTAATAGCATCGTCTTGGCTTCTACCAATCACGTCAGTACCATAATAGTATACATTTTTTGACTTACGAATTACATTCTTACTAATTGCAGTCTCTAAAATGTATTGAGTATCTTTATTTTTGTTATCAATCCACAGTAAGAAGAATTTACGAGGATCTTTTTCGATCAATTCAAACAACTTACTTTCTACTAATTCATTGCTAATGTTGTCTGACTTATGACCATAAATACGTAAACATTTACGCATCTCTTCGAGAGACATCTTATTAAATTCTGCAAATGCTTCACGTTTAATTTTGTTAAGTTTGTTAGCAGCTTCTGCTTCCGCATCGGTGTTAACTAACACATAATCATGTTGAGGTCTGACATTACTTAAACCAGTTGCAACTCTTTTATGATTTTTTAAAAACAGATACGCTAATTCATCTTCAGGTTTTTCAGTATGCAAGAAAACATCTTTAGCTCCTAATCTTACACTATAAGTTTTCCAAAAAGAACTAGTAGGTGCTAAATGACCTTCTTCATAACCCATAGCTTTTTCAAGTCTACGAGCATCTTCTTCACTTAAACCTGTATGAATGTTACCAGCTCTTGTCCAATATGTACCAATATAATCGTAACAATTTTTATATTTAGCTATTCCAGCCCACGGATTTACTCGGGCGAATTTTAATACTACTTCCATAATTTTATTGTTTTATTATGCGACTTCTTTCAATCTAAAAAAGAAATTACCATAAGCTTCTTTGTTTTTTATATATTTATTTAGTGTAGTTCTATTTAATTTGAATTCTTCAGTTGTTGTCTTTAAGCTATCACATTCTTTTATAAAATTCATATCTAAATCATATATTAAAACATGTTTTGTACGTTTTGCATTACTTTCTGCAACCGCTTTTCTATGTGCTTCAGAATAGTTTTGTTTATGTACTTGTGACATTTTCTTTTTAGTTTCCTCTGAAGCTTTTCTACCTAAAGCTTTTTGTCTAATTTTTTCTTTGGTTTCCTCAGAATGTAATCGACCAAAAGTGCCATCACCACCTTCTGTCATATTATAGCCTATTTCTCTATTTGTAGAATTGTAAAAGGCTATCCAATATTTTTCTCGTTCTCTAAGAATTTCTGAAGTGTCGCATAACTCTATTATTTCTAATGTAAAATTTTCTTTTCCGTATTTTCGGAGTGCATTATGTATAGGAAAAGGGGAGCCGTGTAAAGCATCAGATAAGTGTTTATAATATCTTACTCCAGCTCCCTGACTTGTTATTCCTATATATATTTTATTATTTAATTTATTAGTTATTTTATAGACTTCGTACGTTTTCATAGAATTTAATTTTCTATTATAACGTCAACATCCATAAAAAGTTCCAATTGATTTGAACTAATCTTAGGATTCTACATCCATCAATAACTCCCCACACGCTCTTGGATCGAAAAGACAGATTCCCATTTCACCGAGAAGATGTACGCTGTAACCGTCCTTTGCGTTTGATCTAACTGTGCTTGCATTCTTACCATAACCTGCACCAGGAGCAACAGAACCTGAAGTATTCCAGATTACCATTTCACGATCTTTTCTAACTACCTTAACGATGTTAGATTTACCGTCTCTACGACCCAGATCCAAGAATGTCATTCTATAAGATTCCAGCGGTTTACCAGAAACTGGATGCAACAAACGATTGTAAGTTGTATCATCATACAGCGGGAAATGTTTCAATGTCAATTCGATACCATTAGTCATTTTGTAAGTAACAAACTGACCACCTAATACTAAAGACTGACCTGAACCGGTTACAAACTTAGTATCAATTAAATTCATAGTAGCAGCTTTCTGTTTCAAAACCCTATCGAATTCTCTCATACCCATTTCACCAGTCAGAGCAACAAACTTACGTTCATTAGTACCTAAAATGTTATAAGACAGGTCAAACAAGAAGTCTTCCAATAGTTCAGCTGTCAATTCAGTGTAATAACGTCTATTAGACGGAGCAATCTGCTGCAACAAACCTGCAGGAATATATACCGGACGACCATTAGTACCCAGTAAAGAAGTAGAACCATCTTTGTTTACATTACTCTTGGAGTAAACCAACATACGTTCACATCTCTTAGACCATTCTCTCATAGCTTTCCATTCCTGATAATCAGACCACAAGTAAGAAGTTTTACCTGTTTTAGGATCTTTTAAAGCGATCCACAGTACTGTAGAATAAGCTGTACCTGTAATATCATAATCCAGACGAGTAGTAAACAAGAAGTTTCTCATCTTGAAATGAGTATTATAGTTCAGGATATCACCTTCTTCGCTGTATTCTTCATAAGCAGAAGCCAAACGAGATACCTGATGACCAGATACTAAATATTCACCAGGAATATAAGAACTAGATTGTCCATCAGCAATGAAACAAGTGTAAACCCATTCGTTACCATCCTGATAAGGTGCACCAGATACACGTACCTGATAGTTTCTGTCATCGAATTCCAAGATAGCACCTGGACCAAACCATTTATCTTCCAACCATAACATGATAGGTGTGTTACCCAAACCTGCCATAACTGTACCTGCATTAGCGGCAGTAATTTCTTGTCCATTCCACTTTGCAGAACGAATAGTTACAGCTCTATCGGTATCAATCATTACGTTCCATTCGTAATCTCTCTGATCAATTGACATTACGTTACCAAGACCACCAGTAATAGCGTCTAAAGACGTACTATAACCATCATCCTTAGAACCAAATACATAAGAAATAACACGTGTTACTTCATACGGTCTAGTTAACATTGCATTTGAAATCATGTTTTCATCCACGCTCATTGTTCAACACGTGTCGTTAATACGTGCCCGTTATTTCGATTTCTAAAATAACTGCTTCATATTTCTATGAAGATCAGGTCATATCTTCATCTCATTGAGATGTCTACTCCTTCGAGTCACTTGACTCTACACCGTTGATAGCGGTTGACCGTCGAACCTCTAAGTTGATAATATCTACTTTTAAACCTTTTAAAACTCCTCGTTTTACATAATCTCCAGTATTAGCGTATTTATATATAATACCGCTGTTGGCCGGAGTAATATGCAACTGTTTTAATAATTGTTTAAAACCTATAATAGTAAAAGATTTACCATTAAGCACATTTGTAAATACATATGCTTTTTTAGTTTGCTTATAAATGCAATCATAACTTCCAGCATCTCTAGAATGTTTAATATTATCATAATGATTACACCATTCTAAATTACTTACAAAATTATTTAATCTATCAAAATCTTTGTGGTTTACTTCAGGTAAATTATCAGGATTATCAATAAACGTCATCGCAATCAATCGATGTACCTTATAGGTGTACTGTTTTTTATTATCCCCGACTAAAGACACCTGTAAATAACCATCTTTAGATTTTGCAGGTTTTAAAAACTTATTATACCGTTTAGAATATATTTTCCCATCTTTAGATGCCAAATAAAATTCTTCATATCCTGGTATAGGTTTCATCATATCATCAACAAATTTGGCTGCTGATTGTCCATTTTCATTTTTCATATTCTATGCGTTTAATTGTTACACTATGGTAGTACGCCTTTAGGATATCCCAGCAATTCAGTAGAAATGCATCAATGTGTCACCACATTGCGCCCCCGTTAATCAAGGTCTGAAAACCATTTACCTCTACCGATCTGTAAATTATTTAAAATTCCGTTATCCATAAATATTAATAAAATTTATTTAATTAAAGTAGTTGTACTGCGCGACTAAATATAGAGTTAGAGGAGTTGGTATTGATTCTTCTTGTACCTTTACTAACACCCGTAGATCTGAGACTTTGTTTCAGATTTTTAATAGCTGAGCTAGTACCCATTTTCTTAGCAGTATCAAGTAAGGTGTCGCCTTTCATTGTAAAATAGGCAGACTCTATTAAATTTTTTACGCTTTTTGAATAATCTTTTTGATATTGAGTTTTACCATTAGCATCTGCTTTGAATATATATGCAAGTAAAGCTTTCTTATCTTTCTCGGGAACTTTAATTCCACGAATGTCTTTCATAGCGTTTATTTCACCGACAACGTCGTCCATAAACTTTTGTTGACGAGCTACCATTTGCTCATGTTGCTTTCTCTGATCTTCTAATAGCTGTTCCTTTTTAGTCTCTTCTATCTCCTTCATTGCTTCCAGAGCATCTTCAGCTTCGTCTTCTAAGATACCAGCATCTTCGTATTTTTCGATTTTACGAGCAATCTGCTTTTCATTGAAACCTTTTTCAGCTAATAGCATCTTAACAATTTGCTTCTGATTACTTTCAATTGTAGTATCAAAGTTTTCATAATCGATCTCTGGAGTAAGAGTAAAATAATCATTAAGATCGCCGCCATTGCGTACAAATTCATCCAGTTTAGCTACGTCTTCATTAGCGTACTGAGGAACTGATTGTTCTTTGATAACTTCTTTAAAATAGTTAACCAATTCTTCTACAGTCTTTGGTTTCTCTTCTTCTTCATCGTCATCAAATTCCCATTCTAATTCTTCAGCAATAGCATCGAATAATGCTGTAACTTTAGAAGATTCTTCTTCATCTACATCATCATCGTTATCATCGATATTATTGACATCATCATCTTCTTCTACTTTCTTAGTTTTCTTATTCTTTGTTTTATCGTCGTCGTCGATGTTATCGTCAATATCATTTACATCGTCATCATCATCAACCTCATCTTCTTCAGGTTCCTGCTTCTTGTTCTTGGCACCTGGAGTGGCTGGTCTAGCTTTTGCTGATTGTCTTTTCAATTCTTCTAACTCCTCATCAGTCATCGCATCGGGATCGTCCGGAGTAGGAGTAATTGTAGTCGTGTTAGAATGATCTTCTACAAACATATTAGATATTGCTTCAAATCCAAATAGTGTATCATTACTATTGTTATCCATAATTGTAATTAATTAGATTATTTTTTCTTTTTACCTTTATTCCATTTAGCAGCGTTTTGCGCAAATATAGCTCTTTTGCGTGTTAAAGGATTTTTACTATGAGTTAATTCTTCAGTACTTTTACCTGTTCTCTTCTTAAGAGCGTTAAACTTACCTTTATTTTTCTTCTTTATGTGTATTCCACCATCTTTATAAGTTGGTATTGGATACAAGGGATAAATTTCTTCCATATTGATTATTCTTTATTTGTTTCATATCCGGCAACAGGTAATAGTAATGGAGTAATAAATTCCATTGGAGTTAAGTTATTTATCCTATCTACAAATCTAGATTTATTTCTATACATGTTATATTGCAACTTATTGGCATTATTAACAACACCTGTATTTCTAGGATCAAATAAAAAATCTTCAATAGTGTTTTGGTTAACTTTTGAACTCCAGTCATGTATCTTCCCTTCATTTACCAAGGCTCTCTTCAAATGCAACATGTGTGATTTAGATTCACTAGGATCTAATAAATATGACTGCATATCAGGTCCAATATTGATTCCTTTACTTCTCAATTCTCCTGGACCCATAATATTACCTTCATCTAGTAAATATGTTAAATAACGATTGTTTGCATCTGATGCTAATTGATCAGCTAAGTGTCCTAATTCATGATTTGCTGTTCCTGGTAAATATTGTAATGGATCTATAGTAATAACATAATCATCAACTACAGGTCCATAATCTTGTACGTCTCGTACTCTACTTATTTTCGCATTTTTATTACCTGGCAATTCTGCATATTTAATATATTTACCACGACCTGTCATATCTCTTGCAGCTATTCTTTTGTATGCATCAAGATAATCTGTGCCATATGCAGTATCAATTCCTTTTACTAACTCATAAGTTTTCTTATCTGGTAGTATTGTATCTTCTATAGTCTTATTAATTTCTTTTTCATATTTCTTGATATTTCTATCCCGTCTTATTACTTCAGAAAATTCAGAATCATAATCACTTTCCTCACTACTATGTATTTCAATAGGAGTGTTTAATGTGTTACTTACTATAGATTTTATTTTTCTTAAACCCTTACCAACACCCCAAGGAATGACATTCATTAATGTACTTACTGCAGCGTTACCATAATTACCTTTTTCTAATTCTTCTGCAGTAGTAATCGCATCTTTTATATAACCTGCAGGAGTTACATATACTTCAGGTTGAACTAATTCTGCTTTACCAGATATTTGCTGTTGTCTCTTATAATACTCTGGAGTACCTGGAGTAAGACCTAACTCTTTAGGTGGAGTTACTTTCTTACCACCATCTTCATATGCTGGAATTAAGTCAAATTGTGATTTAATATCAAAATAGCTAGCATTAGGATTCTCAGCTCTAACGGCATCATATATTTGTTTACGCTCTTTTAATGTTAGATCTGACCATTTCATAATTATTTATTTTCTTCAGGAAATAACAAATGTTCAGTATAGAAGTGATAATAGTTTTTATCCTTACACACTTTAGCATGTAATCCTGCATGTATTAAACTAGGTAAACCTATTACTAATAAATACAAGGGACCTAAGATTTTCGATTGTCTAGTATGGCCCAATTCGTGACGCAAATGCTTAATATTATTAACAATAATATAATTCCCAAGAGTGATGCCACTCCGCATATTACTAGATAGCTTACATTTAATACATTCGCCACAAGTTTCTTTAGTACAGACTTCATAACCTTTATAGCAATGATACAAGGCTAACCCCAGTAAATTCTGGGGTAATTGCCAAGTATACAATGCTGCGTTTTTAATTTTATTTAACAGCTTTTTCATATTACTTACCTGTTTTACCAGTTTTACCACCTTTCTTGCTTCCGCCTTTCTTACTTCCACATGCCATAATTAATTCCTCCTATTTTTTAGTTTTAGATTCATATTCCTTTTCTGTTATTTTAATAAATGTCGCTCCGATCTTGTTGCATCTACCATTTTTATATTTGAAAGCATATCGTATAGAGCCTTTATCAATTTTTAATTGTCTTGAAGCGTCGTGATAAGCATAAAAATATTTACATTCACTATTGTTCAAAAATTAGACATTCATCTGGTTCACATTCTTCTAAAAATTGAAATTGTAAGACCTCCTTGTATTTATTATATGCAGATTGAAGATAGATGTTACAATGCGTATTTTTCTTAAGATTTCTTAAATGCTCTTTTAATCTTCTTTCTACATTAATTGAACTTCCAATATATCTTTTATTATTTATTGGATTATATATTTGATAGACACCTGACATATTTATTTCTTCTTAGATTTTGCTGCTTCTGCGTTTGTCTTATTTTTAAGGGCTGTCTTGGCTTTTAATTTTTCACGTTCCATTGCAGCTTTATCTTTAAGAATCTGCAACTTCTTAGCTTCTTCTAATTTACGTTTTTCTAAAGCTATTCTTTCACGTTCAATAGTAGCTTTAAGTTTTTCAGCTTCTTTCTGTGCTTCTATCTTGCGTTGCTCTATTGCTTTCTTATTATCTTCAGCTCGCATCTTATTTGCAATATCCATTTGTTTAGTCATTGCATCAGATACAGCTTTTTGTCTTTCAATTTCTTGTTTACCTATTTCTACAGGATCGGGTATGCCATTCATATCCTGATCCATATTCTCAGAACCACGATAAGCATTCAATTGAGCAACAGTAATCTTAGTAGCATTATCTTGATCAATTTTATATTTTTCAAGATCCATTTCAGCCTCTTTAAGCATAAGTTCTTGTTCTTTAACTTCATTCTGCATCTGAACAAGTTGCTGTTGCTGTTGTGCTTCTTGCTCTTGTAAAGCCTGTTGCTGTTGCATTCTATTATTCTCGATATCTCTAAGCTTAGATTTAATCATGCTTAAGTTATCCAGAGTAATGATCTCAGCAATATCTAATAATGATGCACCATTCTGCATTGCAGGTTGAATCAAACTATGTAATTGTTCAATTGCTTGATTATCCTTAGTACTATCAGATACAAATATATCGAAATCTTCGTAACAAAAATTATCATCTATTTGCAAGAATACTCTTGTAACGTCATCTTGCATATAATGTAAATACTTTTTAGTATCTTTCCAAGCATACTTAGATGTATCTAATAACATTGATAAAACTCTTTTCTTTACCTGGTTGTGCAACCAGAACCAAGGTTCAGTAATATGCGCAGATTGAACTACAGATCTTTCAACATTACCAACTAATTCATTACTAGAAATAGCTCCTTGTCTCTGAGGAGATACACCAGATAATTCTGATACCATTTGTTCTATCTTATCTAGTAATCCGATATAAGTATTAATAGTATTGGCCACACTAGCATCAATAGAGGCCCATTGATTGTATGGTGATGGTTTACCACCTTCTCTACCAGGAATGTTCCATCCTTCTTCGTAAGGATTAACAAATACTACACCCAGCGCATTCATGTAATGCATCCATTTATCAACATCAATACCCATACTTTTTGGTATTTGAGTCACATCAATCACTGGAAGTTTACCTTTATCTCTCGCTATAGCTAATTCTAAACGATACCACAAGATAATATACATATACTGTAATGGTTTCATAATAGCTACTAGAGATTTAGCTTTACTATTGGTATTACTGTAAGCCACTCCAGTATAAGGTAATTTACCAGAATTTAATGTAGAACTATTTTCAAACTGGTATTCTACAGGTTGCATTCCAAAGTAAAGTGCATCTTCATCGCCTTCGTCTGCAGTTCTATATCCTTCCCAAGTTTCAGTAATCCATTTCCATTCAACATCTATTTCCTTACCTGTTTCTTTATAAGTTTCATCTACTTCAAATTCTTCAACTGTTTCTGTATCAGGATTTATAATAGTTACAAAACCTATTTTCTTAAATGATTTCCAGCATACATGATATAATATAACATCATCTAATACCCTATCTTCCATATAACCGTTAATTGAGTTATATCTATTTAAGGTAATGTGATTGTAATCATCAACAGGACTTTTATCAGGACCGTAGCCAGAGGTAGGTTTCTGACCTACCAATTCTAATAAATGATTTAACTGTTTTTCATCTAGTTTATCATAATAATCATCATATAAACTAGCTACTGATGTACGTATTCTTCTTACACACCAAGATGCTTCATCTACAAATTCAATACCTTCTTCTGCAGGATATTTAAAATCCATAGTATTAACTCTCTCTGCAAATGGATCACCATTTCTAATACCTACGTAATAGAATTCCAATCCACCACATAAAGCATCTTTAAATCCTTTTTCAAATTCGTGTGGTAAATTTAATTTTTTCCATAAGAAGTTCAAAGAATTATATGCAGTTATTTCTGCAACATCTTTATAACTTTTAGTGAGATATTCTTGTATTTTTTCTGGTGTCTGTATTTCGCCTGTTTGTAAAGCTTGTTGAAATCTTTGTTGTTCTTCTGGACCTAATTGAGCCATCATTGCTGCTTGTGCATATTCCAATAACATTTGTTTAGCTTTCTCTTGAATATCTCCAGCAGCAGCATCACTAGTTCTACATACATTGTAGTTAAAAGGTCTCTTTGTTTCTTCTCCTAATAATAAATCTATTTTAGGTCTAATTATATTATAATCCTGAGCCATTGCTGGAAAACCATCATCTTGGTTAAAAGGATTTGTAACATACTTAAGATCTTTTTCATTATATATACTATTATATAAATCATAATAACTCTGTAATTCCTCTTCATCTGGAATCGAGTTAGCAGAAGAAAAACCAGATATACCTATAAAATAGTCTACACAATCTCTACGCCATTCCTCTGTCTTTTTAGACATAGGTAGCTTTTGTACAGGCATGTTTGATATATTTCTTTCCATATTAGTTAGTAAACATATAAGTGGTTGTACTAAAACTGTTATTTATCTGTGGCTCATAAGTATTATCGTAATTTTTAAATAAAGGAGCATTAAATAATCTAATCTGTTTCTCCTTTTCAGTCTTTTGCTTTACTTGATAATTATACAATTGTTCTTTGTATATCATAATCTGTAGTAATGCCATTACTCGGTCTACGTTAATTTTTTCATTATATTTGATTAATTCCTCAAGTAATGGTTCAGACATAATGGTATTTAACCTTAAGGTATCATTACCAAGATCTTCTTCAAGCCATTCTTTTATTCTATCAATACCCCAAGCTTTAATTTCTTTTGTCATATGACATCCCTTTCCTCTATTTACTTTAGAGGAATTGGTGATATCTCGTATGATATCTGGTTGATCTGCTAATAAATAATTACAATGCTTATTATTAAAATAAGTAAAAATACCAGTATTCTGATTTTCTACCATTGCTTTAGCATTATAATACTTAAGTAACTTACGAACATTCTCATAGAATTCTTCAGCTGTTTTAGGTCTACCAGTATATTCTGCTACTATTATATCTTGATAAGATTCAAAATCTTGAAAACGTTTGTATATAATACAAGAACCAAGAGAATTAGTACCAGATTGATCTTGATCATACGGGTCAATACCGGCAATATATAAACCAAAAGGTGCATCCTTTACTGGATGTTCCCATATTACTATAGCCCCTGTAGGATCAGCAGTTTTAGGTAAAGGAAACTCTTTTATATCATTTTTATTTTTTGAGATGTTCCATACTATTTCTCCTTTTACCTCAGTAAGGTATCCTACTTGTTTAGCATTAGCTAATTTCTTATTAGTTCTTATCTTAGCTAATTGCTTCTGTAATTCCTTCTTAGGGAATATATTACCTGATAATTCAGTAAAAGCTTCAGCTGGTGTCTCTGAATGTTCAGCACAATATCTATCTACTTGTTGAGAACTCTTAGCACTTTTTAATTCTTCTTCTCTAAGATTTAATATGAATTCTCTGGCTTTTTCATGTAATGTGTTGCCATCTTCATCCATATATAATCTTTTACCATTCTCATCACGTATATCTAGATTAGTATGCTGCGGTACAAAGAATCCACATGGTTTACCACCTTGCGCTCCTTCATCCCATATATTATCAAATTCTATACAGTTAAATGCTTTAGGATCATAAAATGCATTTCTTAAACCTACTACATTATCACCTTCATCACCACCTGTACCAAACATAATCATTAAACCAAATGCTACACCATCCTGTTCTACAGAAGGTCTAGCAATTTGCCAGGCTGCTTCTAATTGATTATTAGATCCAGCTTCTTCCCATAAGATTAATTTACCAGCTTTACCACGAACTGAATCAGGATTATCCTTAATAGATACACCCATTATCTCAGATTTATAACCTGTTTCTACTTTGTTACCATAATCATCAGTAACAAGCATAGAAGCTCTACGTCTCATGGATGTATTTGATACTTGTCTCTTTTTACCCCAAGCTGTATTACCATCAATAAAATCCATGTAATCCCAAGCCTTAGTAAGGATACCATCTTCTGTTAAATATTGCTTATTAGCAGCATATACATATGATTTTGAATTAGGTATTAGAAAGAAGTTTCTACACAGCATTGCACCACCTTTGTAACTGAAACCTTTACGTCTAGCTTTTGCTACGCATAAGTGTTTACCTTGATTCTCAGCTTCTTCTATAGATAAGAAATAGTAATAGTCATAATCATAGAAATCAGGAAAAGCTGTTTCACGAGTCTTCTTTACTACATCGTGTCCTTTTGCGTCTTTTGTAATCTTATAGATAATTCTTTGAATGGGACAGTAATTAAGATAGAAATAATTATAACCTGTAATGTAATCACCATCATCTGCAGTAAACCCATTAATACATCTATCCATTTCGGTTTCCCAAAACGAGAAGTATTCTGAAGTTCCTTTAGGGTAATTACAGTAAGCCCCGGTCGCTAAAAAGCTTAACGCCGGGGTACGAAATTTATCTGTATTATATATCTTCTTACTGAAATCAACCATGTTACTTTTTCTTAAACCAATTTTTGATCTTTTGCCAGGTTGAAATTTTAACAGGTGCTTTTTCTGGGATCGGCATACTACCCTTACAAGGTGTATCCAAATATTCCTGATGTCTTTTATATGCTTCTGTAAAATCCAGAGTAATAGTACCGTTAGCCTTGGCAATTTTGCCAGATGTCTTAGTCTTAGCCATATCTTTATAATTTTATGCAGCAACGCTGCTTGGTTTTTAATGTTTTAAATTGTGTTTATATTGTTACAACTACTTTGGTAATTCGAACGGATTCAGCTCTCCGCCACCTCTTACTTTTGAATTTGTTAATTCTTCTGCTCTTACAGAAGCTTCAAGTAAATCTAGAGATTTTATAGTATTACCTAATGAACCCATACCTGCTAATATATCTTTTACCTTCTTTTCATCAAGTTCATCAGCTAAAGATTCACTATAATATCTAGATATACTTTCTAATTTCTTTCTAGCATTTTGCAGTAGTTGTAGTGTTAAGGTGTTTGCAAATGCTATATAAGCTTGTTCAGCTTCAATTACTTCTTTGGGAAGTTTTATATCTTTATCTCCGAATAGTTCTTGTTTTAATCTTGGCTCTATCTTATCGCTGTCCATACTCTGAACATAGGGACTATCATATTTATTTTTAAGAACTATATATGAGATATATTTAGTAGCCATTTCTTTATCTGCCTTATCGGCATCCCATACCTTTTTAAAGGCTGGGATACCTAGGGCATCATTGTGTATAACTACTTTACCTGCCAGAATATCAAATAGTTTCATTAGTTCAGACAACAATCACAACAAACTTTTTCACAATTTCCACAATCACGTGATTTCATATAATTGTTTCTCATTTCTCTTAATTCTGCTAATCTGTCGATAGCAGAAGCACAAGGTACAATTACAATTTCGGGGGCTTTATCTTTTTCTATAGTAAACGTATTGAACAATATACTAGGTTCGGTAATTTCATATTTTTGACCTTCGTAGTATAATTCTCCAGCTTCAGGTAAAATGTAATAATAATTGATTATATCGTATTTGTCAAAAGGATCCTGAATATTTTCAATAGAACCATCCGTACTGCTTAACAAATTGTTGTATTTTAAATTGTAAATCATATTAATCAAATTTTAAGTATCTTAATTTATAATGTCTATTTAAAGCATCAATCGCTTCTTGCTTAGTGTAAAACATATTTACATACTCTGGATTACGACTGTAGTTATTTATTATCTCCTTCAGCTGCTCCGCTATCTCGTCCTGATTCTTGTGTCTCATTTTCTATTGTATTATCTGATGAACCAAAACCGTTTTCACCTCTGTCACCTTCAACTAATTCTTCAGCTAGAGTAGGTTCAATAGTAGGATAAGGCATAATAATTAATTGTGCAATCTTTTCACCTGGTTGATAAATAGTAGGTAATGCATCCGTAGTAAGTTTAAACTTACACATAATTTCACCTCTGTAACCAGCATCTACTACACCTACACAGTTACACAATGATAACGATCTCTGAGATACAGATGACCTCATAAAGATAAAACCTACATACCCTTCAGGAATCTCTACTGCTAAATCAGTATGGTATACTAGTACCATTTTACCACTCTTATCAAATTCCTGAGTAAACCTAGTAGCGGTTAGATCTAATCCAGCATCATTTGGGTTAGCATAAGTAGGTAATACCGCATCTTGTGTTAATTTCTTAAACTTTACTTCCATGTTATTTTCTTACTATATTGTTTCCTAATATTATTTCGGTCATCTGTGCTGCTAGATTTGCAGCATAGTCTTCAGCAAAATTGCTCTTACTTACTTCTTGATATATTGCTTTTAGCATCTGCATTATTGTTGCTTGATTTAGCAAAATCTGATCTAGTTTTTCTTCCATTTTTTGCATAATATAAAAGAGCTAAAGCATTCCAAGCAATTGCTGCTTCGTGTCTTACTTTGGTTTCAGGATCAAATTCCTCTAGAGAAGAAGCATACAAATGTCTTAATAAAGCTCCTTTGTAACGCTCATAACCATTATCAAGATTCTGCCAATTATTATCACCATACTTCTTAGCTCCTTCTGTATATACTCTAGCTATGTCTTCAAGACAATCTAATGGTATTAATTCCCATCTTGTTTTATCATCTTTTCTGTCGTTTTTCTTTCCTTCCATCGTAAATATTCTTCTAATTGATCCACACACCAAGTAACCAAATATGCATATTGTTCATTTCCCTCATCATAACCTTCAGTATTCATTCTAAGAAAATCATAAACTGCATCTGCATAATGTATTGATTCGTGAGCTAATGTAGAACATTCTACTTTAGATTTTAATGCTATTAGTATACCCATTCTTCCACTTTTCTTTTCTGCTACCAAATAAGTAACCCCTAATGTGTTATTTGGTTTATCTGGTGTTTCACATTTATCTTCATTTTGAAGATGTTTAGTAGTTAAGAAAAAGTCAAAGAATTGAGTTATTTCATCCCAATTATCTATATCTGATATATAAAGATTTATTGGATATAAATTCTGAAATAGTAGAATATTACGAGGTTTGTTCAATTTCTTTGCCATATTTCTTTTTAGGTTTTATCTTAAAAAGATAACTAAACATTATTGGTTTGATATCCTTGGTATTACTTATCTTTTCATTTGCAAATTTAAATGGATGATTACATATTACTTCTACTACTTGATAAGGTATGTTATATTTGTTAGCTAAATGGGTATATATGCTAATTCTTTTTTGAGAAATCATATGCCATTTTATAGTTTTCATTCCAAAGTAAATCATCGAGATCACTATCTGTTTTTATAGAATTAGGTCTAATGGTATTGGCAAATATCTTTAAAGAATCTATCCAACGATCTGCATCAAAAACTATTAAAGAATTTAGTAAATCAACCTCTTCTTTTGTGTAATCTTCTCTTGGTTCTAAAATTACTAATTCGTCATAATCAATTTTACCCTTAGTAATAGGGAAACACAATGTCGTATGATCTGTAATATAATGGAACTTATTGTATGATAGATCTATATGAAATGACTTACTAAATAGTTTAGTTATTCTCGAATATTCTTTCCAAAGTAAGATGCTACCAGGTTTAATTTTCAGAGTTTCCATATTTTATTTTTAATATAATAGTCAACTGGACTCTATCACCAATAATAATGGGTATTAAAGCTTTATTCACACATAATTCATCTTCTGCAGGACCAGCTTTTAATATCCCTTTATCTTTGAAAGACTTAATGTATCTACTCAGGTTATCTTTAGTAATACCTAGATTCTCAATAATCCATTTTCTATTGTGTCTATTAGCTACATTTTTATTTGTGTTTGGTTCTTTTTCATATTCAATATCCATTCTAATCAATGTAGCCATTAACTCTAATTCTCTATCGGTTAACCTGAGTATGCCATTAAGTGTATGTAAGAATTCTGTTATAAGTTCATCCTTGTTGACTTGTTTAACAAGCTTATTCATTTATAATAGATTCAAATTTATTTAGAACTTTCATCAGATTAAAGTAAACAGTATCATGTTCTACTTTTTGACATGTAGGCATTTTACCTGCTTCATATTTTTCTTCAACTACTTTATTACGTTGATTGTACTTATTCTGTAATCTCTTAATTTCTGTATAAAGCTTTTTTACTTTATCAGAATTGTTATCAATTTTATCTTCCTTAGTAGGAGATAAAAGACCTGCTTTTGTGTAGTTATCGATCACTTTTGCAGAAATAACCATACTCTTTGCCGAATAAGTATTATCTGTAGTTTTCTCTGAACTCATAATGAAATTTTCATTTTCTTTATTATAAGAAAATACATCATCTACTTCTGCACATCCAAAAGGTTTAATAACTTTATACTCTGTAATCATATTACTTATTTTTAAATTCGTTAATTGCAAGTTGTATCCACTTATTAATATCAAATTCAGTATCACCTTCTTTAATCGTAATACCGTTACTAGTATATTGTTTAGGTTGCTGAAAGATATTATATAAACTTAGTGCATCTTGCATGGATAAATCGATAGAATCAATTACTTCACTATTAATATCATTAATGTCTTTAATCACATTCAATCTAATTTGCCCATTTGGAAGGAGAGTTATAAGCTTACTATAATCTCCTAACATGTTTTGTATCATTTGTTGTATCATGACTCTATAACGTAATAGTTGTGTTTTTGTTGCAACTTTTTACAAATAAAAAGGGGTTAAGTAAAACCTAACCCCTAGTGACACCACATACAACCACGATTTAATTAAAAGACTAACGCTTTAGTCTAGTTTATTTTTTAATAAAAGCTACTACATTATATGGATTTACTAACTGAGAATCTTTAAATAGATCAAAATCAATTGTAGATTTTCTAGAGTAAGCTATAATATCACCTACTTCAGGATGATTGTTAGGATCTGTCCATTGATAGTTAGCTGGAATTGCTAACACTATACCTTTCTTAAAGGTTGTAGGTACTTTCTCTGTAACTGTTTCACTATCTGTAATCTGATAGCCATTTTCATCTGTTTCCCCAGTATTGATAGGCTTTGTTATTTCTTTTTCAATGTATTCTTCTGGTAACGGTTTTACCAAAATATCTTTAATAAATTGAAACTCTAACTTAGACAGTACTGTATTTAATAATTCTTTATCTTCTGTATTCATGAATAACTTAATTTAATTGGTTACTATAACGTAATAACTCTTGAAAATGTTCCAAAAATATTATAATTTGTATTTTAGTATATTACCACCGGTGCAGCATATATCTAAAGCTATCTTTGGACAATGTTCTTTATCTTCAAAGACACATCCATCACAACTACCACTAGGTTGAGGGTGTACTATGTATTCAATATCGTTGATTGTTACTAAGCCTTTTAATATAGCTTCTTTAGCCTCTGGTTCTCCCATTTCTAATCTAATCATAATTAAACTCTCCATCACAAGGATCTATATCAAGCTCTTCATCATTGCAATAGTTATAATCTATATCATCCATAATAGTATTAAGTTAAGTAATCTAGAGTAAGAGTAGATAGTTTATAATTTATTATCTTTACTCTGGATTATATATCTATTACTATCTATTACTATCTATTACTATCTATTACTATCTATTACTATCTATTACTATCTATTACT